CTCGCAAGTTTCCAAAACGTATTGACTTCGACCGTTCGTTGGTGCACGTCTGCAACATCGATATCGAGGTCGCATCTGACCAAGGGTTTCCGGAACCCGCAGAGGCTGCACATCCGGTAATCTCTATCGCACTCCGTGCGAACGACGGCACCTACTGGGTGTGGGGTATGGGTGACTACACTCCCGCCGACGGTGTTCTCTTCATCAAGTGCAGTGATGAGTTTGACCTACTGACCAAGTTCCTGAACTACTGGAGTACACACACTCCGGACATCATCACCGGATGGAACACGCAGTTCTTTGATATTCCGTATCTGGTCAACCGTATGCGCAGAATCACGGGTGATGAGAAGATGTCGAACCGCATGTCTCCGTGGGGAATCATTCGCGAACGTAACGTCATGATCAACGGTAAGGCGAATCAGGCCTATGTCCTTGAGGGTATCGAACAACTCGACTACCTTGACGTTTACAAGAAGTTCACCTACACGCAACAGGAATCGTATCGTCTTGACCACATCGCGTTTGTCGAACTGGGTGAACGCAAACTCTCGTACGAAGAACACGGAAACTTGTTCACTCTGTACAAGGAAGATTACCAGAAGTTTATCGACTACAACCTGAAAGACGTTGAGTTGGTGCACCGTCTCGATGAGAAGATGGACCTCATCTCTCTGGTATTGACCATGGCCTACAAGGCGGGTGTGAACTACACCGATACTCTGGGGACCACCAACATCTGGGACTCGATCATCTATCGCATGTTGAACGAGAAACACATCGTTGTGCCACCCAAGGTGGAGAAGACCAAGACACCATATCCAGGCGGTTATGTGAAAGAACCACAGGTGGGGTCGCACGATTGGGTCTGTTCGTTTGACCTGAACTCACTGTATCCTAACATCATTGTGCAGTACAACATGTCGCCCGAGACGGTGATGGATGGTCTCGTTCCCGACATCTCTGTCGATAGTTTCCTTGACGGTACCACTCAAGTGACCGAAGACGGTTACTCTCTCGCACCTACGGGTGTGCGGTTCTCGCATGAACGCAAGGGTGTCGTTCCCGCAATCATTGAACAGTATTACGCAGAACGTCGGATCATCAAGGACCAGATGCTCGCGGCTGAACAAGAGATGCAGAAGAACCCGTCGAAACAACTGGAGTATCGCATCACTGCACTCAACAACCAACAGATGGCGATCAAGATCTTGATGAACTCACTCTATGGTGCGTTGGGTAACAAGTACTTCCGTTACTTCGATCAACGCGTTGCAGAGTCAATCACACTTGCGGGTCAGTTGTCGATCAAGTGGGCAGAACGTGCAGTGAACACTGAGATGCAAGGTATACTCCAAACCGATGAGGACTACGTCGTCGCAATCGATACCGACTCTGTTTACATTCGCATGGGTGGTCTCATCGATAAGTTCCAACCCAAGAACCCTGTCGGGTTCCTAGACAAGATCTGCTCCACGCATTTCGAGAAACAACTGCGCAAGGCATATGATAAGATGGCGGAGGCCACTGGTGCATATGTCAATCGCATGGAGATGGGTCGTGAGGTTATTGCAGACCGTGGTATCTGGATGGCGAAGAAACGATACATCCTCAACGTCCACAACAACGAGGGCGTGGCGTACGCGACTCCGAAACTGAAAATGATGGGCATCGAGGCGATCAAGTCTTCCACGCCTTCGGTCGTCCGCGACAAGATGAAAGAGATCTTCCGCGTTATCATTGAGGGGACGGAGTCGGATACGCAAAACTTTATTCGTGACTTTAAGAATGGGTTTAGGACTCTTCCACCCGAGGACGTATCGTTCCCTCGTGGTGTCAGTGATCTCACTAAGTGGGTTGACCGCGACACCGTGTACAAGAAGGGTACACCCATCCATGTCCGTGGTGCGTTGTGTTTCAATAACGCAATCGCGCAGGCTGGTTTGCAGAACAAGATCGAACTGGTGAAGACCGGAGAGAAGATCAAGTTCGTTTACTTGAAGGTCCCGAATCGTTTGGGTGAGAACGTGGTGTCGTTTCCGTTGAATCTTCCGAAGGAACTGGGTCTGCACACGCACATCGATTACGACACGATGTTCGAGAAAACATTCCTTGACCCACTCGAACCGATCCTAGACGCGGTAGGATGGTCGGCAGAACCGACTGCGTCACTAGAAGATTTCTTTGTTTGACTCGTACACTAAGTGTATGATATAATACAGCACATGTATGAATTAACTATATTCAAAAACCAGTACGACAACAAGACGCACCGCCGCGTATCATTTGATTCGTGGACTAAGTTCGTGCGTACACTTAATGGTCTGTACAATCAGAGAGGGCAAAAAGGTGGTCGCGATAGTTCTGTTCTTATTACTCCTGCTGTGTTTGCTGACGGAGAAACACGCTCTAATCGAGCGGTTACTCATTGGGCTGGCTGGGCTGCCGTTGATGTTGATGATCATACTTATCCTAACGGGTCTGTGGGAGACCTAGAGACTGCACTCCGTGAAGACTTCGGTCAGTATGAGTACGTGGTCTATAACACTGCGAGTTCTCGCGAGGACATGCCTAAGTTCCGTATTGTCTTCAGACTTGATGACGTTGTAGAACAGGACAACATCAAGGCGTTCTGGTATGCACTCAACACTGAGTTGGGTGACATCGGTGATGCGCAGACCAAGGACATGGCCCGCATGTATTACGTCCCTGCGCAGTATCCGGACGCATTCAGTTTCTTTCTGACCAACAGTGGTAAACCGATCAACGTCTCTGAGTTGATGGCGAAACACCCATACCACGAGAAGACAGGTAATAGTTTCCTAGATAGACTACCACCACAGTTGGCGTCTGCGGTAATTGAACATCGTAAGAATCAACTAAATAACACCGACTATAGATGGACCTCGTATCGTGATTGTCCTTTCTGGCCTAAGATGTTGGGTGCGAAATATCAAACGATCACGGGTGAAGGGTGGTACTTTCAGATGTACCGCATCATGGTCGCCATCGCGGGTAATGCGTATGCGAAAGGATACCCACTGTCTGCGAAAGAGATTGAAGAACTTTGTAGGGAGTTCGACCGTGACAACGGTAACTGGTACGAGAATCGTCCCATGTTGACCGAGGCGGATCGGGCCCTAGAATATATCTACAGAAATGGATGAATGAAATGAAAATCTTAGTAACTGGTGCGGCTGGTTTTATCGGGTCGCAGTTATCAAAAAGACTCATGGATGATGGTCACGTTGTCAAAGGTATTGACAACTTCAACAGTCACCTCTACGAACCACAACTCAAGCGTGATCGCATGGTCCACTTCGGACTGGACATCTGGGGTTGTGACCTGAAAGATCCAATCAAGACTGAGGCACTACTGCGCGACTTCGATCCTGAAGTCATCATTCACCTTGCGGCTCTCGCGGGTGTGCGCGACTCACTAGGTAAAGAGAAACAGTATCACGCGAACAATATTGATGCAACTCAGAACATGATTGACATCTGTAAGGCCCATATACCTGACGTACGTATCATCTATGCCTCAACGTCGTGTGTCTATGCAGGGTCACAGACTCCGTGGACTGAGGGTGAAGAGACGGGTAAACAGTTAAACGCATACGGATACACCAAGTGGGCAAACGAGTGTCAGTTCCAATCGTCGGGACTTAACACAGTCGGTCTGCGATTCTTCACGGTCTATGGACCTTGGGGTCGTCCGGACATGGCGTTGTTCGATTTTACGAAAAATATCCTTGCAGGAAACGAGATTACTGTGTATAATTACGGGGATATGAAACGCGACTTTACGTACGTGGACGATATCATTGATGGTATCGAATGCGTACTCAGACACGACGATATCGAGTCTGGAGAGATCTTTAATATCGGTAGGGGTGAACAAGTCAACTTGATGGACTTCATCGCTGAGATTGAAAAGAACACGGGTAAAGAGGCCATCAAAAACTTGGCACCTAAACATCCGGCAGACACCAAGGAGACTTGGTCTAACACTGCGAAACTTGAACAGTATGGATACGCACCCAAGGTAAGTATTGGGGAAGGTGTCCGTCGTTTTTATGAATGGTACAAAACTTATAATGAGGTAGACTAATGTCTAACGACTTACCACTCAGCCCATCGAATCCATTTCGATTGGCGATCGTGGGTCATGGGTTTGTTGGTCAGGCGGTCGAGTATGCGTTTACGCATCCGTTCGTTGACTTCAAACTAATCGATCCTAAGTACAACACTTCAGTGGATGACTTGAAAGAGTATGATCCACACTGTGCATTTATCTGTGCACCAACACCATCTCTCGATGACGGTAACGTGGATTCTTCGATTGTCGAAGAGTCAGTGTTGAAGTGTTTGAAACAAACCAATGCACTGGTTGCAGTAAAATCAACCATCACTCCGGACGTGATCACACGTCTTTATAATACGATGGGTCGTCGCGAGATTGACCGTTTCGTATACAACCCTGAGTTCCTGACTGAGAAGAACGCGAAGGCTGACTTCGTGACTGCGAAGTATCACGTGATCGGTGGATCACCACAGGCGACACAGGAACTCGTAGAGATCTACGACATCTTTTCCGGTTGCGAGTCTAACGACTACCATCGCATGACTGCGTTCGAGGCGTCGTTCGTCAAGTACACTATCAACTCATACCTTGCAACTAAGGTGACCTTCTTCAACCAGTTGTATGATCTGGTGAACGCGTATGGGTGTTCGTACAACATCGTTACTCGTGCAGCGGGTCTGGACGAACGCGTCGGTATGGGTCACACTCGTGTCCCTGGCTTTGACGGTAAACGTGGATTCGGTGGCGCATGTCTACCAAAAGATACGAAGGCATTCCTTGGGTTCTCTACTGTAGAGAACGACGACGGTACTCAAGTTTCTTTCGACTTACTCGAAAAAGTTCTTGACATCAACAGCCGTTATCGTGTACAGTATGAGCTTGATGAACGTGAAAAAGTCAACAACATTACTTTCGTAGATTTCGGAGACAAACATGTCGATAATGGACAAATTGAAGAAGAACAGCAAGATCAAGGAGACGGAGACGCTCTCCCAGAGTAAGTTCTTCACAGAGAAAGATATGGTACCGACCGACGTTCCAATGGTGAACGTCGCTTTGTCCGGTTCCGTAAATGGTGGTGTGACGCCTGGGCTGACAGTCCTTGCGGGCCCATCGAAACACTTCAAGACATCATTCGCATTACTTATGGCAGGTGCGTATCTAAACGCCAAACCAGATGCGGTGATGTTGTTTTATGATTCGGAGTTCGGTTCTCCGCAGTCATACTTTGAGCAGTTCGGGATAGATACTGACCGCGTACTGCACACACCGATTGCAAACGTCGAGGAACTCAAGTTCGACTTGGTCAACCAGTTAGAAGAACTAGACCGTGAGGATGACGTGGTTATTGTCATCGACTCGATTGGTAACCTTGCGTCCAAGAAAGAACTAGAAGACGCACTGAATGAGAAAGGTGTCGCAGACATGTCTCGTGCGAAATCTCTTAAAGGTCTGTTCCGTATGGTCACTCCATACTTGACCATGAAAGATATTCCTTTACTTGCAATCAACCACACTTACAAAGAGATCGGCTTGTTCCCGAAAGATGTTGTTGGTGGCGGTACGGGTATTTACTACTCGGCCGACAACATCTGGATCATCGGTCGTCAACAAGAGAAACAAGGTACTGAGGTTGTTGGATACAACTTCGTAATCAATGTAGAGAAATCCCGTTATGTCAAAGAGAAGTCGAAGATTCCTATCGGAGTTTCGTGGGAAGGGGGTGTTCAAAAGTATAGTGGTCTTCTCGACATCGCTCTTGCTGGTGGTTATGTTGTTAAGCCTTCTAACGGTTGGTATCAAAAAGTTGACACAACTACAGGCGAAGTCATTGGGAATAAAGTACGAACAAAGGACACCCTGAGCGGAGAGTTCTGGGAACCAGTGTTTGAGTCAACAGACTTTGCAGAATTCCTTGAAAAGACCTACAAGATAGGTTATAATAGCAACATCAATGCAGAGACCATTGTTGAGGAGGCAGTGTGAGTGAACTTGATTTAGATAAACCAAACGAGGCTATCGACTACCAGTTGATACCCGAAATCGTAGATGATGAACAACTATGGAAGGTCCGTCTACTACGTGCGCCGTTTGACCAAACAACGATACGTTTTAAGAACGTACAGATAGACAGTGAGAATGAACGTCTCACTTTTAACTTCACCATTGTAGAAGGTGATGACTTTACTGAGGACAATGCAGAACTTCAAGAGTTTGCTGCCGCAGTATTATCAGACATCATCAACACTGCAGTAAAAGAAGGTTGGTTAGGAACACGAGAGACAGATGACGGAAATAAATCTACAACAGACGATTCTTCGGAATCTACTGACTAACGATTCATATACACGGAAGGTTGCGGCCTTCCTATCCCCTGAATATTTCGAAGGTGTATACAAGGGACTCTTCAAAGAGTTCACGTCGTTTATTGCGAAATACAATAAACTACCTAGTATGGAATCCTTCAAGATCGAGGTGGATGAGGCTGATCGTTTACCGGAAGAACAGTATCGCATGGCGATGGACATTCTTCCGGACATCTTCACATACTCTGAAGAAAACCTTGATTGGTTGGTAGAACGTACTGAGAAGTGGTGTCAAGACCGTGCGGTATTCAATGCGGTCATGGAGTCGATTCAGATCATCGACGGTAAACACCAGACCTTGAGTAAGAATGCGATCCCTGACGTGTTGTCTAAGGCGCTGTCCGTATCGTTTGATACTAACATCGGTCACGACTACATCGACAATGCGGATCAACGATTCGACTTCTATCATCTCGATGAGGAACGTCTAGCGTTCGATCTGGACTACTTTAACAAGATCACCAAGGGTGGACTACCTAACAAGACTCTGAACATCGCTCTGGCAGGTACAGGGGTTGGTAAGTCATTGTTCATGTGTCATCAGGCTGCGTCTGCTCTGAGTATGGGTAAGAACGTTCTGTACATCACTATGGAGATGTCCGAAGAACGGATCGCAGAACGTATCGACGCAAACCTACTGAACGTACCGATTGATCAGTTGGAGTTGTTATCAAAAGATATGTTCACGCAGAAGGTGCACAACGTCGCGCACAAGACCGATGGTAAACTGATCATCAAAGAGTACCCGACGGGTAGTGCACACGCGAATCACTTCCGTGCGTTACTGAACGAATTGAAACTGAAGAAAAACTTTATTCCGGATATCATCTTTGTTGATTATCTGAATATCTGCGCGAGTGCGCGTATGAAGGGGATGGGTGGTGCTATTAACTCGTATACATATGTCAAGTCTATTGCTGAGGAGTTACGTGGTCTCGCCGTGGAATTCGACGTGCCGATCGTGTCTGCAACACAGACGACGCGTTCTGGTTACTCTAATGACGATGTGGGGCTGGAAGATACGTCCGAATCTTTTGGACTACCCGCAACCGCCGACTTCATGTTCGCACTCATTACCAATGATGAACTCAAGGCTGCTGGACAAATACTTGTCAAACAGTTGAAGAATAGATATAACGATCCAGGCCTCCACCAAAGGTTCGTGATCGGTGTAGATAGATCCAAGATGCGTTTGTATGATGTTGACCAAAACGACTCGCCCCTAAATAAAGATGAAGATAATGGTGCAGCGTTTGATAATTCTGCTACAGGTCAAAGACTGTCGCAGGAAAGGTTTTCAGATTTCAAACTATAAGGAGATCCATTATGGATCCATACCTACACACGTTTATTGCAATCATTATGCTTGCCTTCACATACTACTTTGGTATGTTTAAGGGCATGACGCGAGGTATACAAAACACATTAACACATCTGTTGAAGTACGGTGTACTCACCGAGGCAGATATTGAAGAGGCTAACCGAAGACATGAGAGAGACCGTTAACGTCTAATTTCATGTAATCTAATCATGAGTGAAGTAACTATTCGTAATGCAGAACTCTTAGAGATCCTTGAGGGGTTCTCGCAAGAGATGCTGTCTAAACCGTCGTATAACGACGAAAAGTATTGGACCTTCCACGAGTGGCAGGATATAGGTAAGGGCGAGTACTATTGTTCTCGTGACTACCTAGATGACTGTCTATCTCGTGAGGGTTTAATTGGCCCGCCTGATCGGTATTTCGCACAACCGATTTCGAAAATGGTGCGAGAAGATAAGGAAATGTGGGAAGGGTTTATGCAGAGAGTGAAGTACGACTTCGCTGCAGAACTAGGTGCACACACATCTGCATTACTCTCCTACTATCCGCCTGGGGGCTTCGTTGGGTGGCATACCAACTACGACGCGAACGCCTACCAAGTCTTATTCACGTGGTCGGAGACCGGAGACGGTTACTTCCGATACTACGACAAACAAAAGGATGAGATTGTTACCATTCAGGATGTCCCTGGCTGGCAATGTCGTCACTTCTACTTCGGTGCAGAACAAGAAGAGGATCTGCACTGTTGGCACTCCGCATACGCAGGATGTCAACGAATCACACTTGCATACAAGTTCGTAAACAATGGAAGCATAAATAATCCGGAAGACGCAATGGCGCGTACTCTACGCGATAGTTTGATCGAAGATATAGAGACTCCATAATGTTACTAACCGCTGGATGCAGTTTCGTCTGGGGAGACGAACTAGAAGGTTTTGATAAGAACCCCCCAACTCACCAAAAACTTACTTGGACCCACCTACTCGCAGAGCGTTTAGGTATGGACTACATCAACATGGGTATCTGTGGGTCTTGTAACGACCGTATCTTTCGTCACGTTACGGATTACCTACACAACCCTGAGAACGAGAAACCTTCTCTCGTTATTGTGATATGGTCTGCGTGGCAACGTAAGGAACTGGTAGAACACATGGCACCTAATCGCGAGTGGGCCATGGGTGTCAATCGACCAGAGAACGCAACACAGTATTCTCCGGTGCGCACTAAGGTTCTTGCGAGTCGTCGCACACGCGAGATACTTGATGAGTATTACACGACTACGTACGACAGTCGCACCGACATCATGCACGGTCTCACTCAGATGAAGGCTGTAGAGTTGATGTGTGACGCATTAGGTATCCCTGTTATTCAGGGTGTGTTTCATAGTCGTTGCTGGGCGAACGTACTCTCTGTACTTAAAGGTAAAGGCGCACACGATGACGGTGAGGCGGTAGAACATAAGTTCCTTGGTGAGACACCTGAGTACGCACGATGGGTTAAGGACGCACTAGGGTCACTCAGATCTACTAGTCGTTTGGGACTAGGTCGCGGTCCATCACTATATCAAATCGGTAAAAAAATAGATGATATCAAGGAGTTCGGGCACCCAGGCGAACGCACACAGGAGCTTTGGGCCGAACTAATGGAAAATACCTATAAAGATATGATATCCTGAATATTTTATTTGTATAAATAATCTTATCGAACACGGAGTATGTATGTTAACCTTTAAGTCATTTTTGAATGAAGGGGTCAATGACCCTGCCATCTTCAAGGCAATCTTCCTTGCGGGTGGGCCAGGATCTGGTAAGTCCTTCATCGTCGGTAAGACCGGACTGACTTCTATGGGTTACAAGGTTGTTAACTCCGACGATGCGTTCGAATCTGCCATGAAGAAGGTTGGTATGGAGATGACTCCGGACAACATTTTCTCACCGAAGGGTCAAGAACTTCGTGGTAAGGCAAAGAAACTAACTGGCAAGAAAGAAGAGCGTTACCTGAAGGGACGCCTTGGTCTTGTCGTAGACGGTACTGGTAAAGATCCAGACAAAATCGCAGCACAGGCACAGAAGGTTAAAGATCTAGGTTACGATGTCGCAATGATATTCGTCAACACAGACCTAGACACTGCATTACAACGTAACCGTATGCGTGCCCGTTCACTCCCTGACAAAGAAGTCGAATCGTATTGGAAGGCGGTACAGGCCAATACGGGTAAGTTCCAGCAGATGTTTGGAAAACAAAACTTCTTGGTGGTGGACAACTCCGAAGGTAAAGATTATAATCAAGAAACCCTACGCGCATATCGCGATGCAAAGAAATTCACTAACGGTCCACACTCTGCGAAGGCAAAGCGTTGGATTGAGGTGGAGAAGCAGGCAATCAAGAGGGTGAAGGGCTAGTAAGGTTTAGTGACCTATAGTGATGAGTTTGTCATACAGAGGCGACTAAATTAGATTATTAATATTATAGACAAAGTGACATTCGTTATGTCTATTCCAAGAGGGACCTTCGGGTCCCTTTTTTTTGGCAAAAGCCCTTGACAAACCGCTAAACACCTAGTATACTCTCTTTGTCAAGTGAGAGAGGTACATTATGAATAATCCATTGTTAGAACTCCTAGAGATGAAAGTCAAGTCGCATGACTGGTACTACCAGTACTCTGACGATCATCGTATGTGGGTAAGAGGTAAAGATCAACGACACGTCATAGACAATATGATGAAAGATCTTTTTGCGGCGGGTCTCGAAGCAGAGGCTATCGAAGTCTATAACGCAAACTGTCCCGAAGACTACAGGATCAAGTCATGAGACACGTTCTGTTTGCATTCCTTTCCATAGGTATCCTTATCCTAGCGTTTCACCAGCGGATAGAGAACGGTGCAGCGGACACTCTGGTTATGGCTGGAGTCCTCCCTGCGATGTTGTATTTGATGTTGAATGGTAGTCACGTGGTGATGGGATTTTCCTATATAAAGCATAGGAAGTATACTCGTATAAGAGGTAAGGAGTAAAAATGTTTGAGCCAGGAGATAACGTCGTCTTGATTGACGACACACGAGAGATCGTGGACTTCGGTTCGGTCATTTCCATCAACGATGACGTTGTCGTCATTCGTTCTGAAGATAATAATGAGTACGTGGGTTACGGACTTGACACGGTCGATGTTTTGCGTTACCGACTAGTAGAAGAGGAAGAGGTACAACTGTTACCCGCCCCTGACCCAGCGGACCACATTTGTTCAGTCTTAGATATATATAATAAGTATAACAAATATACTTGTCATTAATATCTAACGGGAATCTAACGTGCAGTACTTCTTAGTATTCTGTATAATTGCCACTGCCATTCTGTTCTATATTGAACGTCGCGTTAACGTTAGATTCTTCAACTCACATGTAGACCATATCACTGCGTACGATAGAAAGTACATCGAAGGACATGAGAACCATATGTCCGGAACTTTGGTGAATGGTGATTTGATATTCGCAGGCATAAACTCACATGGTGACCCGACGTACATGAAGGGTCGCGCAAAGTTGTTTGGCCGCGTGTTTGTACTCTGGGGATATTTCCACGGGTACAAGAAATACCCTAACGGTCGGTTCATTGCAGCCATGGCATGGAAGGGTGATAAAAAGATAACGATGGTGGCACCTTCATCATTGAAGGAGTTACTTTTGGTGTCGGTTGATTATGAGGAAATATGATGAAATATTTGATGGTCGCGGTTCTTATAGTGATCTTTGGTGTCGCATACAGTCAGGCCCAAGATAACGAAGAGAACCACGAGTTGACGTGCCTTGCGCTCAACATCTACCACGAGGCAAGGTCAGAAAGTCTTGCAGGTCAATACGCAGTTGCGGACGTAGTACTCAATCGAGTCGAGTCCACTATCTACCCCAACACCATTTGCGGTGTTGTCTATCAAGGTAAAATGTGGGAAGGTCACCCCGTACGGGACAAGTGTCAGTTCAGTTGGTTCTGTGACGGTAAGTCAGACCAACCTAAAGAGAAAGACGCATGGTACCGCTCACTCATCGTTGCAGTTAACATCTTACACGAGAACAAGTACCGAGGCCTGACCGAAGGTGCAACTCACTACCACACCGATTACGTCAACCCGCATTGGAATAAGACTATGTACTTCATAGGACGTATCGGTGACCACCTATTTTATTTGGAGACACGATGATATTAGAATGTTTGATGTGCGTTGCATTGGAGCAACCACCTAAGTTTGATCAACCGACGGAAACGCAGAGAGTCGTCCGTGAGATGTTTTCAAAACATTACGGTAAACCAAAGAAAACGATCACCCACAGACGCGTGGTCATTAACGTCGATCGACGTACAAATTTTGTCATATCTAGGAAACGTGATCGATTCTTTACTGTTGTACATTACTTCAGTTTGTGATATAATAGGAGCATATTATGAGTGAGTTAGACGTTATCTTAGGAATCCTCGCATCGTTTGGTGTGGCCATCGGTCTGGTGGTGGTTCCTGTACTCGTACTCAAGGGATGGGACCGTTACGTTAGACGTAAAGGCATTAGTGTAAACTCAGGCGCGAAGTTTGGATGAGTATCGGAGACGCATTTCCAAAAGGTTTCTACGGAGATGATGTATACGACGAAAGTAAAGTATACATACTATTCGACAAGATAGGTGGGCTCATCGCAGTCTACCGATCCGCACAACGTGCAATCGATCGAGCTGCAAACGAGGTCTGTAAGGACCGACTATATAGCAGTGTACATGTAGACGCATACGACTATGTGATCTACGTGCAGGGTGACTTGGGGGAGGTCACCATAATAGTAGAAGATGTAAATTAGTTGTTGACACTCACATGATGTATCGCGTATAATACGCGCAAGTTAAATGGAACTTTGTTATGAAAAAACGAAACTACTCACCAGAAGACGTGCGTCGTCTTCAAGGAACGGTGCAGATCGATCATACCCTCGCGAAGATGGGCGCAAAGAAACTGCGACAACTCTTCGAGGATCACGAATACATTAATACCTTTGGAGCTTACAATGGACAACAGGCAGTCCAACACGTCAAGGCCGGACTCAAGGCCATCTATCTCTCAGGGTGGCAAGTTGCCGCGTCTGCGAACTCTCACAATGAGGTTTACCCAGATCAGTCTTTGTACGCTGTTGATAGCGTCCCTAACGTTGTCCGCAGTATCAATAATGCCTTCCGACGACAAGACCAAATCGAATATCTTGAGTCTGGAGAAGGATTTGAATTTGCACCTATTATTGCCGATGCTGAGGCAGGATTCGGGGGTGTTCTAAATGCGTATGAACTTGCAAGAAATCTTATCGAGGCAGGTGCTGCCGCTGTTCACTTCGAAGACCAAGTGGCTGCCGAGAAGAAGTGCGGACACCTTGGAGGAAAGGTTCTTATCCCTACTAGTCAGGCTATACGCAATCTTAACGCCGCTCGCCTTGCTAGTGACGTTGCTGGCACCGATACTGTTGTTATCGCTCGCACTGACGCCGAGTCTGCGAAACTAATCTCTAGTAACATCTCAGACATCGATAAACCATTCATTAGGAGATCTGCGCAAGGTAGTGCAGGCTCTATTCAACATCGTACACAGGAAGGATTCTATCAACTACAAGAGGGTAGGGGGTTAGAGTTCGGTTGTGTGCGCGGTCAGGCCTACGCAGAATACGCGGACCTTGTTTGGTGTGAAACATCAACACCAGACCTGAAGGATGCGAAACGTTTTGCGGATGCGGTCAAAGGTGCAGTTCCAGACGCGATGCTCGCGTACAACTGTTCACCATCATTCAACTGGCGCAAGTCAATACCAGGCGATCAAGAACTAAAAGAGTTCCAGAGAGAACTAGGTCGTATGGGATTCAAGTTCCAGTTTATTACTCTGGCGGGGTTTCACCAGACTAACTATGCAGTCTTTGATTTCGCGAACCGATACAAAGATGAGGGGATGTATGCTTACAGTTTATTACAGGAGGCAGAGTTCGATGCAGAAGAACGTGGATACACAGGAGCCAAGCACCAGAGAGAAGTTGGTGTCGGTTATTTCGACGCCATTACTACGACTTTGGGATCTACTTCAACCGCGGCAATGTCTGGTTCGACCGAAGAGGAGCAGTTCTGAGGCAACCCCAAACAAATGTGTTTGGGATTTAGAAAATGAAGGATAGGAGACAATTATGTCTAATGAAAGTTTTGTGGTACAAAATGGTCTGGATGTCACTGGTGACGCAGACGTTACGGGGACTGTAACTGCGAATGCATTCGTAGGTGACGGTTCGGGTCTTACTGGTATTTCTGGTGCAACTACTGTATCTGGTACTGTGGATGGTCACTTGATCCCAGATACTAATGCGGCATATGATTTAGGTAATGCGGAATATAAGTTCCGTCACTTGTATTTGTCTAACAACTCTCTGTACGCAGAAAGCGGCAGACTGTCGTTTGCAGGTGGTCAGCTGACTTTCCGTGACGACCCAGTTCTTATGTTGTCTGACGTACAACGCATTGCGGCTGAGTCAAACACGTTCGAAGAGTTTAAGAACGCATTGAGTGCATTGTAATGAATATCGCCGAGTCACCTATTTCTAAAACAGGTAATACTGACTGGGACAAAACATTCAATGAGTGTTTTTGGGAAAACATGAGACAAGTGATGTGGAGTCACTCATGTATGTTCAACGGACAACACTACGTCGCAAAGGGTTACGAATGTAACTGGTGTGGGTGTAAGGAAGAAGATGAACCGAAACCGGACTACGTTGAAGTTGTAGGTGACATCGGTCGCACTCCATCAGCTGTGGATGATGCCGCAGATGTGATGAGTGGGTACAAGCGTTTTAAAAGGATTGAATAATGCCAGTCAAATATAAAAGGAGTAATGTCTCTAAGAGTCGCAAAGCGAAGACTCCAACAAAACATTTTTACATGCATCAACTAGACAACACTCAACTCTGGGCTGAGTTCGATGCATGTCGTGAACCTAAGTATCAGAACAAGATGCGTAACGAACTATACAAGCGTGGATTCCGACACGAGGATTTCGTCGCACGTGGGTGAGTTTGGTTTACTTGCAGTATTTTTGTGTCCTATGGTCTTTGGTGGTATTACCATGTATTACTCACACAAGGCCATACACAAAGCAACCTTAGATAGGTGGGGGATAAATGAAGTTCAAGATAATCTACAGGAGCGAGACTGAATCCATTTTTCCGTGGAAGTCTCGTTATAGAGGTGTTGTACTTTGGCCTTATGTCATCATGCGACCAAAGAAATACGAGACCGGACAGATTGCGCAATCAGAGATGATGAATCGTCGTTCGTTGGTTAAGTTGTATCGTCATGAACTGCAACACGTGTATCAGATAAAACAAAGGGGTGTCATCTTATTTTACTTACGATACGTCCTTCTCAGTTTGGTAAAGGGGTATCAGAATCATCCCGATGAAATTGAGGCGAGACAGTACGAGAACGAGAAGTTGACCCCTATTGAAGAGAAGTGGCTCCACGAAGGGGTCATCAACCTACGCGATCTGGACGACTGAACAGACGTTCGTCTTGTTGTCTACCTGAACGCGGATACGCGAATCTTTGTTGATTCGTCTACCTTGGTTCTTCACTACGACTTTCGAGTCGGGTGAAAGTTTTAGATTACAGTCGGTGTAAACCTTGACAGAGTCATGTGACTGTGATATAATTTGCACACTGTTTGACGATATAAGTATCTGATCGTCTTTGCAGATTGTGACTGAGTTTGCAAGTGCAGCTGGTGCGAATATAGATAACACCAGTAGAGTTAGATGTTTCATTTGCTTTCTCCTATCGTCATCTCGACGATTTTTGTTGCCTCACGGCAGTAAATAGTATGACAGTTTTGTTACTGCTATATTATATATACGTTACATTAGTTTTGGCGAGTAGTTCAGTTGGTAGAACGCGTGACTGTTAATCACGTTGTCGCAGGTTCGAGCCCTGCCTCGCCAGCCATTTGCGAGAGTGGTGGAATTGGTAGACACGCTGGTTTTAGGTACCAGTGCCGCAAGGCGTGAGAGTTCGAGTCTCTCCTTTCGCACCACATTATGATCAAGTGAGTTGAGTTATGCCTAAACAAGGACGCGGTGACCCGATGGTGAGAGCAGACGGTCGCAACAAACCAGACCGTGAGTGGTACCCCGAAGATTTCGATTGGTACCTGAAGTGGGTCGCATCATTTTTTATACTTGCATCCCTTGCTATGCGTTCCGCAGGGCCGGACTACCGAATGTATGATTTGGTGATCGGGTTCATCGGAATCATCTTGTGGACGTGGGTATCCGTCATCTGGAAAGACCGTGCGTTGATCATGTTGAACGCGGTATCTGGATTCATGATTTTGACTACTATATTGAGGGAGTGGTAATGAAAAACGTTAAGGATCTGCGAGCTGATGGCTACGTGACTGAGGATGAGATCCCTAAGTTTAGTCTTGATGTTACAGGCATCAACTACAAGTTTAATGAGGACAAGTTGATCGCAGAATTTGCGAAATATATTGACTCTACATATAATCAACACTACGCCAAAGAAAAATTTCAGGCGACCGAATTCATCATTGATGGGGGACATGGTACAGGTTTCTGTATCGGTAATGTTTTAAAATACGCACAACGTTACGGCAAGAAGGGGACCCGTGACGATGCGCGAAAGGACTTACTAAAGGTACTTCATTATGCGCTTATTCAGCTACACGTTCACGATAGCGATTAGTCTATTCATCACCGGATGCGCATCATCTGGTGTCACCAATGCGTACCGTTACGGTACGGACAACTATAAGTTCCTAGAAAAGGAATACGAGAACTTGCATCCACAAGTTCACTTTGTTTTACTCAAAAACGAAGCCGAGTTCAATGCAGCCAGACGAAAGAATCTGGGAGTAGAATGGGATTCAGTGAGTGCGTTTACTCTCTGGATACCTGAGACCGGCGAGTGCACCGTGTTTATAAAGGATCCCGAGTGGCAGTGGGAACCTGAGTTGCTTGGACACGAAGTTGCACACTGTATATGGGGGAGATACCATAGGGGCAAAGAAGGCCTCAAACCATATTAGGAGCGGTAGTTCAGTTGGTTAGAATACAGCACTGTCACTGCTGTGGTCGCGGGTTCGAGTCCCGTCCGCTCCGCCAAACATGAGAGAAAATTATGAGATTTCTTGCAGTATTGTTGTTGACAAGTGTTATTGGTTGTAGTACAATGGGTGAACAAGTGGATAAAGGTCTCTGTCTAAAGTGGACTACCTTTACCACTGAGAGACTAGAATGTGCCGGTGGTCGTGGTGTTGCGCAACAAGTTTGCGTAGTGCGAGAAATACAAATGGCGCATTGTTTAGTTTGGGAATGGCCAGAAGGTCGTCCGGAGGGTGAATCGTGAACAAGTGGATTCTGCCCGTCGTAATGATTACTGGATGTGCCACACAAGAGAAAGATGATCGTATCTGCCTTGACTGGGAAACCCGAACAGAAATTAAAGAAAGGTGCATCCCCATGTATGGAAGCTTGATATGTGCGGATGAAGAAAGAGTAAGACAGTGGTGCGTTCTTTACGAAGAACTAGAACCACCTAAACAAGAGGATTGATATGCGAGGTAAGCATGTAGTTAAGCGCCGACGTGAAGGCGCACTCGAACGTCTCAAGGCGTCACAGTTCTTTGAGAAGAACGGACGCACTGAGGAAAAGTGGCAGGCCCGTAAGGACAAGGAGATCGAGATTCTCGAAACCTACCTTGGTATTCGTCAGCCGGTTAGAAAGAAGCGAGAGGAAATCACTCTCGACTAAGACTTAGTCCTGAGATGACTTTAAACTCACTCTGGTCGTTACGCCCGTCTCCTGAGTAAGAGGAAAACTGCTCATTTACACACACAACTAAGGAGACTTATTATGTCTACACCATATGAACTTCGGTTCCAAATCTTTGAAACAGCGAAACAAACCCTAGTCGATGAGTACTGGGCTCAGAAAGAAAAACGTGACTCTCTCATTGAGGTTGCCCCAACAATGGACCAAGTACCTGAGTATCCTGAGTACCCTAGTATGCAGGATGTGATGAACCGAGCCAAGGTCATCAACGAGTTCGTTTCTAAGAGTTAACGGAGATTGGCGCAGTCTGGTAGCGCACCGCATTTGGGATGCGGGGGTCGTAGGTTCGAATCCTACATCTCCGACCAATTAAGGAAATGTTATGATACACGAATGGAAAATTTTCTACAAGGGTATTCAGGTAGGTCTGACCTACTCGATGACAGAGTACGGGGCAAGAGAGCGATGGTACAATAACCAGAGCTCTAGTGCGTCTAAATATTCAGGTCTGAACTTTTCGGACATCTTAGCCAAAAGGGTCTGATTCCCCTTTACAAATAACTGAATCAGTGGTGCCCAGAAGACGGCAGGGGGAGTCCGCTCCCCCTTTATTTTGGAAACATGATGAACCCATTTGACTATTTCGATAAGATATTCTGCATCAACCTACCGCATGACTTTGAACGCAAAGAAGTCATGAACAAAACCTTTAGGGACCTAGGCATATACGAAAAGGTCTTCTGGTGTTTTGCAGACAAACCTTACGACGGGTATCAGTCTACCAACTACCAATACAAGGGTGAGTTCGGTGTTGTTCTCAGTCAACTCAAGGCGTTGGTGGCTGCATCGTTCGCCAAAGTCGAGAACGGTATCGCAATCTTTGAAGATGACGTGTACTTTGATGAGAACAGTCATCGCATGTTGCAAGAGGCTCTTGACAACGTTCCCGATGATTGGGACATACTATACCTTGGTGGTCGTCCACTAGAAAAACTAGAACATGTGCAGGGCAACATCTACAAGGTCAACAAGTTTACTAGTGCAATGTCTTACTGCATCTCTGCGAAGGCGTTGCGACAATACGTATTGTTTTACATTGACCGGATGGGGAGGGCTCATCCGGATGCCTGTTGTGATAATATACTCAACGACTTCATTATACACAACGGGAAAAATGGATATGTAATGTATCCAAATCTCACATTGACCATTCCTGGCCACTCAACGTTGCGGAACGGTTATAGAGATTACAGAGACGTGATACAGAAGTCGTGGGATGAACATTTATGAGTGACCCTATCTTTGAACTAGAACAGAAGTTCATGGAGTGTTGGAATGTTGTTGACGATATCGAGGTACTATATCACTACTTCGGTGATGATCCTAAGTTCGTAGGAATGTCTGGTGCGGCTGAAGATGAAATGATTAATCTTCTACTTGGACTCAAGTCTATGTACGACGTGAAGTTCCAGAACGCATACAAAGAACTGGAAAAGGTGACAAAGAATTACCATACTGCAACTAATGAGCGAGAGTCTCTGGATGACATTGAACTGGACGATGCACCAGTCTCAGTGAAGCCTAAGTATTCACAACCCTCTCGTAATGTGTACTACAATACCCAAGATGTGTGGGATATGGTGGACGAACCGCAAGAGACGTTAGATAAGAAACGCGCACGTCTCAACGATGTATCCCCACAAGAATGGGACCGCGTTGCAAAGGCTGTTTACAAATTGTAAAAAAGTTCTTGACACGAGTGGTGGACTCGTGTATAGTATGCAGTAACACATGGAGAGTTGGCTGAGTGGTCGAAAGCGGCGGTCTTGAAAACCGTTGAACCGGAAGGTTCCGTAGGTTCGAATCCTACACTCTCCGCCATACACACAGTTGAGAGATATATTATGAACAAGTTGACGATGACACTAGCATCTACTCTAGTTATTTCCGCATGTAGCGGGGGAGGGGCGGAATCACCTGTACCCGTGGAACCCGTTACGTCTACACCCGTAACCACACCAGCGCCTGACCCCAAGACGGTCGCAAAGGACGAATTGTTTGAGTTGATGGGTACTCCCGAAGACTTCATCCTACCCGCGAGTGATGACTTCGATAGCATTCCGCAAGATCCAAGTAACCCAATCACTGCAGAGAAGGTCGCACTAGGTAAGTTGATTTACCACGAGACTGGTATCACTGCGGGTGAGATCGCGTCCAGTGAAGGTACGTTCTCGTGTGCGTCATGTCACAATGCGCAGAACGGATTCAAGTCTGGTATCCGTCAGGGTATCGGTGAAGGTGGTATCGGATTCGACCATCGCATGGTCATGGAAGGTGTTGACCTTGCAGATGTTGACGTACAGCCTGTAACGTCGCCTACTGTACTGAACACTGCATACCAAGAGGTGATGTTGTGGAATGGTCAGTTCGGTAACATGATTGGTGGTGTGGTCAACATTGGTATCGATCCAGACCGCCACTTCACTGAGGGTACTCCTAAAGAAGTCAACCTACGTAACTATGCGGGTCTCGTGACGCAGGCCATCGCAGGTCTTGGTGTCCACCGTATGGGTACGGACAATTCTGAATCACTACTACGCACCAACGAAACATATCGTCAGATGTTCGAAGATGCGTTCGGTGTCGCAGAACCCGACGATATGTTAGAGGCCGCAGGTCTTGCGATCGCTGCATATGAACGTACCATCCTTGCAAACGAGGCACCATTCCAAGAGTTTCTGCGTGGTGATGACGACGCGATGACTCTCGAAGAGATCGAAGGTGCGAAGGTATTTTTTGGTAAGGCTAACTGTAATTCATGTCACAACGGTCCTGCTTTGTCGTCACCTGTAGGTGCAATGGCAGACGATGTCTTTATGACTCTTGGGTTCCATGATCTGGACATCTGGGAAGATACGATTGGTGAGGTTAACGACGCGACACGTGAAGGTCGTGGTGGCTTTACTGGTGATGAGTTGGACAAGTTTAAGTTCAAGGTACCACCGCTTTATAATCTTATAGATACAACAGTCTTCGGACATGGTGCATCGTTTAGTAGTGTGGAAGACGTGGTGCGATACAAGGTAGATGCAGTACCACAACACCCACAAGTTGACATGCACGAGTTGGACTTCCGGTTTATGCCGGTGGACTTGACCGAAGACGAAATCGCAAACCTAGTGTTGTTCCTTGAGAACAGTTTGCGTGACCCTAACTTGATGCGATATGTCCCTGAGTCTCTACCCAGCGGCAACTGTCCCATCAATAATGATGAGGTGTCACGTCAAGAACTTGGGTGTGATTAATTGTATAAATAGTGGTTATGGGGCTATAGCTCAGTTGGGAGAGCGCTTGATTTGCATTCAAGAGGTCGTGGGTTCGACTCCCTCTAGCTCCACCAAGTTTAACAGTTTCCTCATGGGGTGCGGAACTGGTACTACTAAGACTCGCAGTGATGCGGTAATTTGTAAACCGTTAGAATCTCTCAACTCAGACGCGCATGTCCACCTTATGCCGCGGACGGTAAGTGACCCAAGGTCACAGCAAGTTATAAGGTCTAGTACACATATCAGTACCGCGAAGGTTCCGCACCCATGAGGATTCTTCATTATATTATTGACAAGTGATTTATTATGTTTGAACATGTCCCCGTTGAGCTGACGGAAATGAAAACGGAGAACCGAAACGGTCGCCGTGAGTACAAAACACCGGAAGGTATGAACCTTCCTTCTATTACTACTGTACTTTCTATCCTATCGCGAGAGTCTATCGCCAAGTGGCGGGCCCGCGTAGGACACGAAGAAGCGAACCGTATCTCTCACCGTGCATCAACACGGGGGACTGCCGTACACGCCATCGTTGAGAAGTACATCAACAACGAAGAGAACTTCAAAGATGGATACACTCCAGACATTATCAGTAGCTTTATTGATCTTAAGCCCATTCTTGATACTCGTATTGGCCGAGTTTACGCACAGGAAGCACCTCTCTACTCAACGCATCTGGGAGTTGCTGGTCGCGTCGATTGCGTTGCTGAGTTTGACGGTCGTCTTTCTATTATTGATTTCAAGACAAGCCTCAAACCTAAACGACTCGATTGGATCAAAAACTATTTCATGCAAGAGTCTGCCTACGCAATCATGTGGGAAGAACGAACAGGTCGTCCGATCACACAGTTAGTGACAATCATCTCAGTTGACAACCACGAACCACAGATCTTTATCGAACATCGTGACAACTGGGTTCGTCCACTTCGTGAAACTATTGCACAGTACAACGCAGAAAATTCGCACAACGCCCTTGACATATAAATAGTATCTGTTATACTCAATCATGAGTAAAGAGGATACTACGTGGCACTTATTAAATCCAGAGACGATCTCAAAGTCGAGTTGGCGTATGCGAACGTCGGCGAGCTTGTGGATGGTAAAACTAGTAGGACTGTCACCATTCAGGTACCTAAAGGAACTGATAGAGTAGAGACACTGATCAAGGCTGCAGACATCCTAAAGTCATACGGTGGTAAGTACAACGATAAGGGTGGTCAGTCATCCATCGGTCGTACTGAATGCAACGGTGGGTATTACGTTGAATGCAAACACAAGGGTGGTGGAGGTTCTGGTGCAGGATCAGATCTCACTGCGATTGTAGAATCCGCGCAGTGTGTCTATCTTGCAGTCAAGTATAACAAGAAAGGTGTATACACCACATCGAATATGTCGTCTGCATCTAGGCATTATGATGTGACTGAGACTCTCGAAAAAATACAGAGTAAGTTACCGGAAAAATGGATTGCGTCAAGTAAGAAAGGTTCGGATAAAATCGCGGAAAAGTTTCCGAACATAACGAAGAGTTACGTGTGTCATCGTGGTAGTAGTTGGGTGAGTGCACTTGAGGCTCACTGGAAGACCTTGAATGTTGCTGCAGGGAAACCATTCGGTGATATTAACAAGTGGTCTCCGGCAGACATATGGTTAATATCATCGCAAGGTTCACGCGTTGATATCACACAAGCCACGTCTCTAGTAGAACTCAACCAACTTCTAGTGGAACAGTACCAATCCAAAGACATCGTCGGTGTGTCTCTGAAACAGATACAGACCGCAACTGCGAGATTCGGTGAGCTCAATATGGACAGTGCGCGTAAGGAGTACAAGTACGAGTCGAGTACTCTAGGTCTGCGCGGTTTCTGGATGTCTCAGGATGGTTACATTTATTTCGCAGGACAGAAGATTCAGTTCCGTAAGTTCGGTTCAACATGGCAGGGAGAACTAAAGGGTCAGTTCGCGAACATGGGTAAGGTATCCGGTGGCCCAGTCGCAAACATTGTAAAGGATGTGTTTGATGTTGATCTAGTTCCTCAAAGACTACTGAAGAATCGAACGCAGGAAGATGAAGATCAGTTCTATGAGTGGTACAAAAAAGTACCTTATACAGAAGACATATCCAAATCGGATTTTTTATCCAACCTAAGACAGAAAGACCAAAACTGGTATTTGTCTAAGATCATGACGGTTCAGTTGTTTGCGATCGTCGAAAACGGTACAGTTGCGCAGAAGAATGCGTTTACATCTGGACTTGTTAACTACGCAGGATCAGAGTCAAGACTCTCCGGTCCTTACTGTAAAGTTTACTGAGGTTAATCATGGCACAATATAGTGTACAACAACAAAAACATCTGGGTCATGCCACTGATATACACGAAGTGGTGATGCTTGCGGACAAGTTCGGTAATATCCTGAACACGTTCGGTTCCGCATCTAATATCCCCATCGCCGCAGGAGCCCTTGAGGGTTACTCGCATATCAACAAGTTTGGTGCGACAGATGGCGACATCACTGCGGGAACCGTCTGGGACGGTAACTCAGGTAGTGACTTATACCCATACCCTGCCGCAGGTGCGGTCAATGTGATTGGTGTGTCTGGCCCTGCGGACGACGGTAAGATTGTCGAGGTTCAAGGTCTGGACGACAGTTACAACTTGGTTGTAGAGAACGTCGCAATCGGTACTGGATTCTCTGGTACAATCTTCTCTCGCGTCTTCCGTGCACGTATGGTAGATGCAAACAATACTCAAGACATCGAAATCCTACAGGGTGGTGCACTCGCTGCGAAAATCCTAGAAGGGTTGGGTCAGACGTTGATGGCTGTCTACACGGTTCCTGCTGGTAAGACTGCATATCTGTTAGACCTACACATGGGTTCTGATAAGGCGTCAACCAACACTGCGATGACCTATCGTCTGTTCGCAAGACCGTTCGGTGGTGCGTTTAACATTAAAGGTAATTTTAACGCGGCTGGTGGCCAGAGTTTGGATATCAACTATCCGGTACCATTGCGTTTCGAAGAGATGACTGATATAAGAGTAGATGCGCTTGCTGGACAGGCCACACAGGTTTCCGCAACGTTTGACTTGATACTGGTAGACAACTAATGGAAAATTTTGGTGAATTCATAACGGAGCAGAAAAACACCCACATGACTCACATCGAGGACAAGGTTCTTTACGGTGGAGTCAATGGGACACGCGAGGCGATCAATGCACTGCGTGGACTGCGTGACATGTTGGCTGGTACTGCGAAGGGTAACGTCTCCGTGAAGTGGGACGGTGCGCCTGCAGTGTTTGCGGGAACTGATCCACGTGACGGTAAGTTCTTCGTTGCAAAGAAAGGTATCTTCAACAAGAACCCGAAGGTCTACAAAACTGACGCGGACATCGACGCGGACACCAAGGGTGACCTCAATGCAAAACTGAAAGACGCACTGAAGTATCTACCTGAGTTAGGTATCAAGGGTGTCGTCCAAGGTGACTTCCTGTTCAGCCGCAAAGACCTATACGGTAAAAAGATCGACGGTCAACGATACGTCATGTTCCACCCAAACACGATTGCATATGCAGTCCCTTGGAAAGAGGCTGCGGAGTTACGTGCAGCCAAGATCGGTATCGTCTGGCACACAACCTACACGGGTGATTCTTTCGAAAATATGAGAGCGTCGTACGGTGTAGATGTTGCATCGTTCCGCAAATCACGCAACGTATGGTCACAGGACGCGATGTTGAAAGATCTAACCAATGCAACTATGACTCAACGAGAGACTGAGGCTGTGACTGCACTCCTATCGACTGCAGGTAAAATATTCAACCAGATCTCCGGTACAACGTTGCGCACACTCGAAGCGAACCCTAAGTTCGCAGGTGCAATCGAAACATACAACAATTCCTTCGTACGTGCGGGTGCGTTACTCCCAGACCCAAAACGACACGTTAATGGATTGATAAGTAACAGACAAGCCTATTACAAGAAAGAGATCGCAAGTAAGAAATCTCAACGCGGTAAGGACACGTGGACCGCAAAGATGAAGGATGAAATGGCCTTTTTCTCAGCTGAGAATCGCGCTAGTTTAGAAAAAATCTTTGAACTGCAAAAGACCATTGTACTTGCGAAATTAAAGCTTATAAATAGTCTTGACAAATTAAAAACAATCGAGACATTCGTTAAAACCTCTAATGGTTACAAAGTGACAGGTGAGGAAGGTTATGTTGCGATTGACACGCTTGGTGGTGATGCGGTGAAACTGGTTGACCGTATGGAATTTTCATACAACAACTTTTCATCTGATATATTAAAGGGGTGGGATTCCGCCCGTAGATAATATGGAATAAACCAAAGAGGACTAATTAGATGGCAAAAGTACTGTCATTTAAACACTTTACTGATGCAGATTATACTACCGATGATGGTAAGGACGGTACAGATCCGCAGTTAGCATATAATGCACAGAAACGCAGAAGCGGTAAGTACGACGAAGCGTTAGATGTTCAACAACGTCGTAAACTGGCGATCCGCATGAAGCGCAACAAGGCGCGAATTGCAATGGGTCGTAAACGCGCTGCGCGTAAAGTTGCGAACATGGATAAACTGAAGAAACGTGCACGTAAACAGGCTAGGCTTGCATTATACAAGAAACTAGTCAAGGGTGTACCTAAGTCAGAGTTGTCATTGGCACGTAAGAAAGAAATCGAGAAGCGTCTTGAGAAACCTCAGATGCAGGCGAAGATCACACGTGCGGCTCGCAAAGCACTACCTAAAGTTCGTAAGGCCGAACTAGCTAAGAAACGTGGTGGTGGCGAGTCAAAATGATCAAGAACTTTTCGCAATATTTGGTTGAAGAAGAACGTGAGGTCTACTTCACGTTCGGACGTATGAACCCCCCTACTATCGGTCACGGCAAAGTGATGGATACTCTTGCACTGAAGTCTGGTAAATCAGACTACAAAGTGTTTGTGTCGCAAACATCCGACGCAAAGAAAAATCCATTGTCGTACCAAGATAAGATCAAACACGTTCGTAAGATGTTTCCAAAACATGCGCGTAACGTAATGGTTGATAAGTCGGTGAAGACCGCGATCAACGCACTAGTCGCACTCTACGATCAAGGGTACCGTTCGGTAACTATGGTTGTGGGTGACGATAGGATTAGAGAATTCGAAGTTCTGTTTAACAAGTACAACGGAGTTAAGGCCCGTCACGGGTTCTATAACTTTAAGAGTATTAATATAGTATCTGCCGGTAAGAGAGATCCAGATGCTGAGGGTGTGGAGGGTATGTCCGCATCCAAGCAGAGAGAGAACGCACAGAAGAATGATTTCGTTTCATTCTCACAGGGCGTACCAAAGTCAATGTCCAACAAGGACGCACGTAAACTATTCAACGACGTGCGTAGGGGTATGGGCCTGACCGAAGAAAAAGAATTCCGTAATCACCTAACTCTTGAATCAGTTTCAGATACTCGCGAGAAGTTTGTTGCGGGTGAGCTGTTCGAGATGGGCGATACGGTAGTCATCAAAGAAAGTGATGAGGTGGCTACTGTATCTGTCCTTGGTGCAAATTACGTCATAGTGGAAACAAGCGGCGGTAAGAGAATGCGTAAGTGGTTAGACGCAGTCGAACTAGTCGAGAAGCAAGATCCAGACATCAAAGATCGTGAGGGTACACAACCGGCACGATATCACAAAGGCCTTGCGAAGTCTACCAAGGCAAAACGTGACGCCCACTTCAAGAAACACGGTAAGAAGGCAGATGATGATTCGTCTGCATACAAACCAGCCCCAGGCGACAAAGACGCAAAGACCAAACCATCCAAGTACACCAAGTCGTTCAAGGATATGTACGACGAAGACTGTTGGAACGGTTACAAGCAGGTCGGTATGAAAAAGAAAGGGGACAAGATGGTCCCTAACTGCGTCAAGGAAGAAGGTGGTGCAGGTGAGTGGGGAACCGATAAACTCAAGAAGAAGTACGTCAAAGATACTCCACACATGGAGATCGACGAACGTTCATGGGCGCACGATATAGGTCGCCTAGCATCTAAGACTATCAGTAAAGATAAATACAACAAAGTTGCGAAACATGCAATCGAGTTGATGAACAAATCGAATGCGAAGCACGGTGAAGGTTACTGGGCAGACAAGGTCATTCGCATGTATGATTTGAAAATAAACTCACGCGCACTCGCAGATACGATGCGCGAACTTTTAAAGAAACCTGCGTTAGAAAATGCAGATCCGGTCGCCGTTGCAAAAACAATGATCGATCGTGAGAAGGCATCTGACGCGAAAAAGTTTGACAGTATGATGGACCGCGCACGTCTCGCTCGTGCACGAGCCCGCAACAAGAAAAACAGTAAAGTGACTACTACAAAGGGTATCGAATGATTTCTTTCAAAACATATCTTGATGAGAAGAGATACTCCATGTATGATGACATGGGGAATCTGGATGAAGGACCAGACGGTATCGCTGCAAAGGCGAAGAAGTCTGGTATCTCTGCAGATACTTTGCGTAAGGTATACAATCGTGGTGTTGCCGCTTGGAAAACTGGACACAGGCCAGGCACTACACCGCAACAATGGGGAATGGCGCGAGTCAACGCGTTCATTGTAAAGAAAAAGAAAGGCAATTTAAACCACGATAAGGACTTGGCGTAAACAAATGGCTATCAAATTTTACGGCGGACATCAATTAAATCCAAAGACCCAGCTCTTTGGTACTAAGACTGCACTCCGAACTATCGAAGTAGATGTGGACGGAAATGTAGTATCATCCACCACCAGCAGTACATCTAATGATGTATCTTTGTTACTTGACGCATCTGCAACTGCTGACGGTTCAGTAGTTGACAGTTCAACTAACAGTCATGCAATTACGGTTAATGGTGATGTTACGCAATCATCATTCAGCCCATATCGCTCCGGTGGATACTCTTTATATAACACAGGCACAAATCACATAGAAAAAACTGGATTAACTCCTCCAGGCACAGGCGATTTTACTGTCGAGGCATGGGTTTATGTAACAGATTCTTCGGCTAATCAGTTGATCTGGGATACTAGACCTATAGCAGTTGATAATAACACTGGTATAAATGTTCAGTTTAGAAGCAATAATGTTTTATACGCAGGAACTCACAACCTTGGGTACATAACTGGTCCAACTACCTTTAATGATAATGAATGGGTGCATGTTGCGTTAGTCCGTTCTGGTGGAACACTTACACTGTATGGCAATGGTGTAAGTCAAGGATCGGTATCAAACTCAGTAAATTTGACATCTACTGATATTACTATAGGTAGTAACAGAGGTAGCTATTCTGTATTCAACGGGTATATAAGAGACTTGAGAGTAGTAAATGATGCAGTTTATACTGGTGATTTTACTCCTCCAACATCACCACTAACATCTATTTCAAACACCGCTTTATTAACATGTAATCTACCATATGTATCATCTGATCTAACTATAACAGGTGATGTATATCCAAAACCGTTTTCACCATATGATTACGTAGGATATTCTGAATCGTTGCACGGTGGTTCGTATGTGTTTGATGGTAATGGTGATTATCTGACTTCATCTAATGAAAACGGCGACTTTAGTTTCGGCACAGGTGACTTTACAGTAGAAACTTGGGCATATTATAAAACAATGCCTAGTGGAAATGGATACCCTGCCTCAGCGTGGATATTGGGTGGTGGGCCAACTAATAGTAATACCGGATTTGACATAGCAATTGGATCAACAAATATACAAGTTGGTTTATCTTCTTTTCTTAATCTAAACATAAATGCTCCTCACGGTATATCTGCTGGTGAATGGTATCATATTGCGATAGTTAGAAATGGTTCGGATCTATCATTTTATCGAAACGGCACTTTGATCGTTTCTGCGGATGTTAGTGGGGTAACATCAGATGATATGTCTACGGGCATTGCAGTTGGCGCGGCAGAACCATCGGGCGCTGTCTCTGGAAATCCTAATGCTATTTACTCCGATGTTCGTGTTGTCAAAGGAACAGCAGTCTATACTACAGACTTCATTCCATCAACTGCACCACTAGAGGCAGTCACAGGAACATCGCTACTACTATCAGGTAACAACGCAGCTATCCGTGATGAGTCGCAAAGTGTTGAGTCTATTTCTGTATTCGGTAATACTACTGTCGTTGAAGACTCTCCATATGGTACTGGTAAGTCAATGACGTTCGACGGTAATGGTGATTACTTAACTCTCAACGGATCTTCAATAGATTTTGAAACAGGAGATTTTACTGTAGAAGCATTTGTATATCATACTGGAGATAATGACGATACAATTATCTCAGATTCAACTGGATTTACATTTACTTATGGTTACGGTGGAAAACTGAGATTTTATCATGCTAATGGTTCTGACATAGTGGATGCGACTGCCAATTTTATTAGTAATCGTTGGGTTCATGTTGCTGTTGTCAGATCAAATAATATATTAACCTTCTATCAAGATGGAAATGCAGTTGGAAGTCATGCATATAATGTTGATATTGGAACCAATAGTAGTACAACATATGTTGGAAAATATTTTGGAGGAACGATACAAGACTTCGAAGGAAAGATTTCCGATCTAAGAATCGTCAAAGGCACGGCAGTCTACACAGAAAACTTCTCTGTACCGACTGCTCCTTTCGATGGGGCTACTCCAGAAGTTCCATCACAAGTATCACTACACCTTAACGGAACCGACTCAGGTATTGTAGACAGCTCATCCAACTCACACGCACTAACTATCAACGGTGACGTTGCGGTAGTTTCTGGTTCACCACATGATTCTACAACATCTATGTCGTTCGATGGTAACGGTGATTATATTTCTATCGCAGACCATGATGACTTCAACTTCGGTAGTGGTGACTTTACAGTAGAGATGTGGATTAACGCTGCAACTCAGTCTACTAACTGGCCAGGTATTTTCTCAGGTTCAGATTATAATGCGGCGGGTTCTGCGTCATTAAGATTTGATAATGTAGGTCATGACAACAAACTATTCCTATACACAAATGGTTTGGGTGACCCTGCATTAACTACAGCCAATACATTGAGTCACAACACGTGGCATCACATCGCATTGGTACGTAGTGGAACCAGTCTGTCGTTCTATGTAAACGGAACTCAAGACGGTACTACAACCATCTCTTCAGGTCAGACGTTTGACTTCAGTGTAGGTGAGTTCAGAATCGGTCGAGGATTCGATGTCGATGGTGGTAACGCATACTTCGCTGGTAAGATCGCAGATGTTCGCGCAATCAAAGGAAGCGCAGTTGCACCAACTGCTGCACCTACTTCTGCATTGACTGCAGTTGCGGGAACATCTCTTCTAATCTCAGGTAACGGTGGAGTTTCAGATGCATCATCTTCTTCACATAGTCTAACACTTAATGGTGATGTCACAACAGCTCTTGGGTCACCTTATACATCGGGTAACGTAATTGCATTTGATGGTAGCGGTGATTATATAAGTGTCCCATCTTCCAATGATGTTATTATGGGATCTGAAGACTTTACGTTTGAAACATGGTTCTATCACGAAAATGCTTCTACAAGCCCTTGGGGAAGAATGGTTGAGGCGGGTGCATATACTTCCGCAGAAACATGGAGAGTCAATCAAGTAGGTTCAACGGGTCAAATTGCATTCCAGATAGGTGGTCCAAGTCCACGTCAAGAAATCTTCAGTAATGCCGTACTTGCGTTACAAGAATGGAATCATATAGCCATTGTAAGAAACAGCAACACTATTACCATGTATATTAATGGTGTGGCGCAATCTAGTACATTATCTTACACTGGCAGTTTCACTGCTGGAATGACACTCATTGGGCAAGGAGATACAAACTACTGGCACGGAAAACTAGCAGATATTAGACTTGTCAAAGGTACTGCAATCTACACAGAAAACTTCTCTGTACCAACTGCGACACTAGGTGATTATCCACCACCACCAGTTCGTTACTATAAGACAGAAATTATTCCACCAGCACCAACTGTTACATTCACAGGTAATGCAACTGACTCTGCAGAACTAGCGATCGACGATACTATTTCATTGAATGCGGCTGCAGCTGGTATGGGTTATCACTCAACGAGTTTCACTGTTGGTCAACCTATGATCATGGAAATGCATCTATGGGGTGCCGGCGGTGGTGGTACTAAGAGATCAAGTAACTACACAGGTGGTTATGGTGGTTACTCAACTGGTAGATACACATTTGTCCCAGGCGTTGAGTATCAAGTAGTCGTCGGTGGTGGTGGTGAAGGTGGTTCTCAAGACCCATCCAGCAACACTGCATACGGTGCACTTGCAACAGGCGGTGGTGCAAACGAACAGTCAACCGGATCTGAGTTCGACGGTGGCGCAGGTGGTGGTTACACTGGTGTCTTCATCAGCGAGGTATCTCAAGCGTCTGCACTAATCATCGCTGGTGGTGGCGGTGGTGGTTCCGGTGATATCGGTACTGGTGGTGCCGGTGGTGGTCTAAACGGCGGCAACGGTTCTAACGGTGGTCGAGCTGGACTAGGTGGTTCGCAGACTGCAGGTGGTTCCGGTTCCGGTGGCCCAGGCTCTGCACTACAAGGTGGTACAGGTCTAGGTGTCGGTGCTGGTGGTGGCGGTGGCTACTTCGGTGGTGCCGGTGGTATAAACAGCGGGCCAGGTGCTGGTGGTGGTGGTTCCGGTTTCATCTCATCGGAGTTGACCGACGCATCTACAGGTGGTCTGGATTTCAATGCACCATATCGTACTGATAGTGCAGGCCTTGGTGGCGCGAGCGGTCAAAACGGTGTCGGTGGCCTACTAGTTCTACGTAGAATATCATAATGAAAAAGTTTACTGAAATACGAGAAGGGAGGCGGTCTGCACAAGACCGTCTTTCCGCTCGTGCGTCGAAGCATGGTCTTGGTTCTAAGAAAAGACTAGATAAGATTAAGAAGGCATCTGACTTTTTCAGTAAGCCACCACCATCTTATAGTAAGGATGACCTGAAGAAGATGGGATACGCAGTAGAAGGTAAGAACGATTACCCTATCTACCACAAGACATATTCAGATGCAATGCAGGCGTCATATGCATTTGCAAAGAAAAAAGGCTTTGAGGTAGACAAGAGCGACATCGATGATAAAGTCGCAACCGGACCAAAGAAACCATCTAATGGTAAGACTAATAGTTTCACCTTGAAGTTGGTTGGTCAAAAGAATAAGAGATTGGCGGTACAGGTAACTAACTTAGATAACCGTCGATACGAATTAAACTGTTACATAACATAGGACATGGTATGAGCAAATCGAAGAAACCGCGTAATAAAAAGATGTCGGCTGCAAAGAAACAAAGACTGCAACAGACAAGTGATAATAATTACGGTGGACTTAACTTCAATCCTCACAACACTAAAGTAGGAAAGACAGTTAATCCCGTATCTGGTACGAAGGTATTTCGAGGAGCATCAAGAGGAAGTTAAAATGAAAACATTTCAGGAATTGAGAGAAGCAGTGGGTGACGTTGCGATTGCGCACCAAACACCTTACGGTACTGTTACAGCTACTAAGAGAAACACCAAAGGTATGCGTGGTAAGCAAGACGGATACTCTCTGTCTTTAAAGACCAAGAGCGGCAAGGTTGTAGATCTTGGTAGTCACCCAAAACCAACAAAGGCGAACGTTTTATCAATCGCCAAGAACGCTATGTCATGAAAAAGTTTAAACAGTACGTAGAAGAAGGTTGTTGTGAGGCGTGTGCATCACTCGACGAAGAGTTAGAGCTGACCGAGGCAGAGTATCAGGGTAAGACGGTTACCTTGAACAAGCCTGTACGTGGAGGTTCTAAAAAATTCTACGTCTATGTAACAAACGATAAGGGTAATGTCGTGAAGGTCTCATTCGGAGACCCTAACATGGAGATTAAAAAAGACAACCCTGCACGTAGGAAGAGTTTCAGGGCGAGACACAACTGTTCAGACCCTGGCCCGAAGTGGAAGGCGCGATACTGGTCGTGCAAAGCATGGTAATTGATACATTATAAATAGAGTTACCTTAAAAAATAATGAGTCATTATATGACTTAGACTATTCACTTTAATGGGTTTATCCGACAATGGCAGATACAACAGATAAGAAATTGTATGAGCATGTGCAACGTGAAGAACAGCGCCTCGCAAGAATCGAGGACAAGATAGACAAGCTTTCTGACGCGATGATCAACCTTGCTCGCGCCGAGGAGAAATTAATAAACATCGACAAGTCAGCCCAACAACACTTCGAGAGAATGAATCGATTCTCCCAAAGAATGGACGATTTGGAAGATGAGGTAAAGGAACAGGGCAAGACTGTTAAGGTTATGCAGTATATTATTACTCTAACTGCAACAGTCTTCGCCGGTATTATTGTCAAAATGTTTTTTGACGCGTAATTTTTAGGAGACTGACATAATGTCAAACATTAATAAAATTATGGAGGCTTACTTGTCTATGAAGCAGTCGGTCTCTGAGCAAGTTGAAGAAGTTGCAGAGGCGAAAGAATGTCCTAAGTGCGAAGGCAAAGGATGTGACCACTGTGACGACAAGGGTGTACATGAGAAGAAACTTGATCCAGTAGACGATAAAGAGAACGACAAGAAGTTCAAGGATCGTAAGGACAAGGACATCGACAATGACGGTGACGTAGATTCTTCGGATGAGTACCTACACAAGAAACGCGCTGCAACTGACGACGCAATCGATGGTGGTGACAAGCCAGCAGACGACGGTGACGATAAAAAGAAAGTTGCAAAGAAACCTGCAGGTAAGACTGCAGAAATTTCTAAGATCGAGGGTACTGTTAAAGAAGGTCTATATACCATCTACGGTACTACTTCAAGCGGTACTAAGAAAGTAATCGGTCGTGGTCGTGGTGATTCCTCTAGTGAAGCTATCTCTCAGTTCCACCAGAGTAACAATGGTACTTTCAAACGTGTATACGTAAGTTTCAATGCAGTATCAGATTCCTACAATCCTGTAGATGGTCTGGACCTAGCTGAGACATTCGAAGACTTTTGGGCTCAGTTGCAAGAGGCAGCGAATCCGAAGGCGAATGCACTTGAGGGAGAAAAGATCGACTCTAAAGAGTCACCGAAGTCTAAAGAGTTTATTGCGAAGCATAAGAAGTCTGAGAAGAAGTACGAAGACGACGAAGAAGATGGTCACAATAAAACCTTCAAGGCTGCAGGGAAAGATATGAAGCAGGCACCAGCTCGCAACGGTGCAGACAACCTATCTAACGGTGATAAGAGTCCTGTAAAAGGAAAATAAATCATGTTCGAGATCATTGCAGTAGTTGTAGCAGTAGCCGCGGTCATTGCAGTTTGGCTTAGGAATAGGGCGCGTCCGAAAGACACTAACGTCATTCCTAACGGTGATCGAAGAAATCTATATCAGATGACTAAACCAGAATTACTTGATCTGGCTAGGAATCTGGGACTAGAAACACGCGGTATGGTCAACCAAACTAAAGAGTTGATCATAATGCAAATTAGAGAAAAACGAGGTTATTAATATGATTAACGCTCCAAGTTGGTGCAGACATGCAGTGCCTTCACCTAAAGGTTGGGTAGACCCAAAGACTGGTGAACTATTAAAGGCAGTTGGTTTGTCAGACGCACAGATCTCCGAATGGTGTGAAGCACGTGCACCTAAGAAGTCTAAGAAGGTAGAAGTCGAAGAGGCTCCTGTCGAAGATGAATCTGAAGAGGATGATGAGTAAGTGATTAGTTTTTTGAAAAAACTTTTCGGGAAGGGTGAGGAAACTCACCCGGCTCCGGTTAAAGTAGATGTATCATTAGAATCTTTCACTAAAGCCGAGTTGAAAGAGATCGCGGATAGTCGCGGTATTAAACTTGATATGCGCAAGCGAAAGGCTGACCTAATCGCACAGATTGAGTCTGCGTAACTCCCACTAAATGTTCAAGTACTATATTCTAACGAGTAACGGTCTCGCGACCTTGGCTCGTCAGTTTGATACACTCAAAATAAATGATGTCGTTGTTGTCATCAATACTCTGGACACGGACTACGAACAGTCTGCGATAGAGTTCTGTGTCAAACATGGTATAGAACATTACGTCACGGAATCCGACGGTACAGCCGCAACGGGAAAGAACTCTGTGTTGAAACTCTTTCTGGAGAGTGACAACGAGTACTTTGTTCATGTGGATGGTGATGACATCATTACCAAGTACGGTAGGAACCTGTACCGAACGGTTGCGATGCGACCAGACGCACCCGACGTTATATGCCTCTACAATCAACTGTGTCTGCATGGATACCGTAAGGGTCTGTGGGATGGTCAGTATGATTCTCGTACGGTGAAGAGAGATGGTTGGTATATCCCACAGGATCTTATACCAAGGTATCCACACGACTACACTATGGACGCCAAACACGAGAACCTACCTGTAGAGACCATCGCGGCTGCATACATGCGAGACTTCAGTGTATCTCAGAACACTGCAGTGCGCTGGGCGAAAAAACGTAGAGAGTTGAACGACATCTACAAGGACCACTGTGACCGTCAGGAATCATTCAGTCGCATCGTGTTTTTCTCGCGCAAGGCAGCGAAACTCATGCACTACGACAATACACTGCGTATAGGTGAAGACGCATACCAGATGCACCAGTTGCGTAAGTTGGCTCATGATGGTGTTATAGATATGCGCATACGTAAGGAACGCTGGGCCTTTACCTATGTGCAACTCGCAGACCGATCGTCAATAACGCGTAACGTTACATCGAGCGGAGACATCATTATCAACTACGATTGGATGGAGCCACTTGTCGATGCACTAAATAAACTCAAACCGGAACTACCGATTGACTATTCATTACCAGAGTTTATTGACCCATATTATGAAGTTAAACAAGAATAACTTAGTTGTATACGCGGCGAAACACTACTACAATCCAAAACATATTGATGGTGATGAGTTCCTAGATGACCTCAAACGATTCAAGTATGTGAAGCGATTGATCAATCGGTATTACACCACCGGAGAACTATCACATCGTTTGATACTCAACCACTTGATTGTGATTTTCAATGTGTTCGGTTACGAAGCGGGGGTTCAGATTCTTGCACTCAAGATTCCTCTCGAACACTGGCCAGCACTCAAACCGTTCTTGATCTACCTACGTGCGATAAAAAATGAAGAGATCACAGGAATCAAAATGGATAAATACGTAATAGATTATCTGAGGGAATTGAAGTGGGAATCCTAAAACAAGCTGCAGACGTAGTATACACGATACGTTTTCTAAAGTTACTCGTAACCAAGTTCGAGGATACTGGCGCGTTCAAGGCGGGTATCATTGACAAGGACGGTAATAAGAATAAGGATTTCAATACAGACGATATGTACAATCGTGAAGCGTATCGTACTCACTACACCTCGTTCCATCGTCTTGTGTTTAACCTGAAGAAGATCATGGCGAAGGCCCCAGGCGGTTCATCGTTCGTCGCACGTTATGGTGCGGCACTTGCACTGATCAAAGAACATGGTGACCTGTCCGACAGACAGATAGACAAGATCCACGCGGAAACTGGGATCGATATTCTTGACGTACTCTCAGAAAACTCACAGTGGTACCTGCTGAGCGACGGTTCACTGGGTCCAGGCCTATATCGTATGCGCAATGAGTCGATGACTCTAGGATGCGTCGATGTTAGCAAGGGTGATCAGGTGCGAGTCACCAAGGGTGATCCAACACACAACATATTAGGTGCACCAGTGTTCGAAGGAGTACACATGAGAACAGGTCACCGCATTCTATTTGCATCTAACGAAATAACCCGATGAACACAGATTTTTTGACCGATGACATTCAAGGTAAGATTGAAGGTCACCTAGTACCCAGTGAAAAGACTCAGGAGACTTTTCGTGAGGTATACGACCAGATCGGTCCAAAGAAAGTACTGGAGATAGGCTTCAACGCGGGACACAGTGCGTTCATGATGTTAGAGATGTATCCTGAAGTCATGATCTGTTCTGTCGATATAGCAACGCACAAGTACACAGTACCTAACGCAGAGAAACTCAAAGAGAAGTATCCCGAACGATTCGCGTTCATGAAGGCAGACTCTAAACGTCTCATTCCGTCTACCCTGAAAAACTTTGACACTATCTTTATCGACGGAGACCATAGTGTACGTGGTATCTCATCGGATCTGAAGCTCGCACGTGATGCGAATATCCCTTACATTCTTGTGGATGACTATCTACAGGAATGGTTCCCCGCGATTATTGACCTCACCGAACACCACCTAACCAAAGACGATTTCCCGTACACGATGGTAGGTGTCTACACCTACGAGTCCCGTGACGGTGAGAATGCAGTCGCACTTCTAAAACGCGATGACACTCCTTGAGCAGTCTCGTGCACTTGACGCATCAATGGTCGAGGATGAGGGACATTTAGTTCTCACCGATCGCACCGTTGAGGTCGTCAAAAGAATATATAATCATACGAAAGCGAAAAATGTTTTAGAGATAGGATTCAACGCAGGCCATAGTGCACTGTGCGTATTGTCGTCGGTCGAAGACGTACGCTACCACTCCATCGACATCTGTCAGTACGATCACACAGAACCGAACGCACAGATGATCATGGACATGTTTCCAGAACGTTTTACTTTTCAAAAACTAGATTCGAAAGACCTTGACTACCATGACATTATAGGGTATGATATGGTGTTCGTTGATGGTGCACACGACACGTCTATAGCTGCACTTGACATCCAGAACGCGAGGTATGCGGGAGTCAGGTGGATACTGATAGACGATTACGAGTATTACATGCATCCGTCACTGACACACTTGATCAACCACTACATTGATAGTGAAAGGTTCCCCTACCATCTCGCAGGGATCTATCGGTACGACAACACCGATCCCCACACTAAAGACGGTAAGATGGTACTACTTGGAAGAGATATATGAAGACTTACGAAGAGTTCAAAAAACAGTTCGAAGAAGAACTATCTGTATCTACTGGTTCAGTGGCTGGCGCTGGTAACGACTCATCTACTGTGGTGATCCGCAAGAAAGGTGACCGTAAGAACAAGCGCAAGGATAACGTCGCGATTTTGCGCAGATTGTTACCTAACAAAAACATTTAAAATAGTAGTTGACTGAACGGCCCTACTACTATATAATGTTGCTCACGAACCAGAGAACTACACGATGAAGATCTTAGACTGTGAACTGTACAAAATCGTCGTTATTGAAAACGGTGATGAAAACCTAAACGATATTCCAAATCAGTATAACGAAAGTGAGCTGATATACGTTTCCCTAGAAGGCACAGACTCTAAATATCTTTCGTCCGAAAGGTTTCTTGTGAAGAACCACAAGGCATCATTTCTCAACCACATGATGTGGGAAGGTTTGTTGGACGACGAAGAACAACAGGACTACATCTTCCGATGTTGTCGTCGATTCCATGAGACTGGAAAACAAATGATCATTGAAGATTATGAATTCCAAGAAGACGAACCTTTCTATGATTATTCGAAATAATTAGGCAAGATATGAGTGTGACTATTGTACCGGATCGCGATGATCTGTTGACCGACTACGCCGTCGGTATGTTAAAAGATTTCTACCTTACGTCCGAAGAGACTTCCCCGCAAGAGGCATACGCTCGTGCGGCAGAGGCGTGGGCTACCTATAAAGGTGAGATGGACCCGTTACTGGCAAACCGTCTGTATGAGTATGTGAGTAAGAAGTGGTTCATGTTCGCATCCCCTGTGTTGTCGAACGCACCCAAGGAAGGCACCAAGACTCGCGGTCTTCCGATCTCATGTTTCTTGACCTACGTACCAGATACCCTAGAGGGGTTGATCGAACACTCTAGTGAGTTGCGTTGGTTGTCTGTCATGGGTGGTGGTGTCGGTGGACACTGGCGTGATGTGCGTACTGTCTCAGACATCGCACCAGGCCCGATTCCTTTCCTGCACACGGTCGATGCAGACATGATTGCATATCGACAAGGGAAAACACGCAAAGGGTCATACGCGGCATATCTGGACGTTTCACATCCGGACATTATCGAGTTTCTGAACATCCGTATTCCTACAGGTGACGTGCAACGTAAGGCATTGAACCTACACAACGCAATCAACATCACCGATGAGTTCATGGCTGCGGTAATTAATAACACTGACTTCGACCTGCGTGATCCAAAGGATGGTATCGTCAAGGACAGTGTCAATGCACGTAAGCTGTGGGAACGCATCCTTGAGGTACGTTTCCGCACAGGTGAACCATACTTGAACTTCATTGACACTGCGAACCGTGCACTACCAATGTCCCTCAAGGAAAAGGGTCTGCGCATTCACGGGTCGAACCTATGTAACGAAATCCACCTACCTACTTCCGCTGATAGGACAGCGGTGTGTTGCTTGTCTTCACTGAACCTTGAATATTATGATGAATGGAAAGAAACTAACATTGTCCGTGATCTTGTTCGTATGTTGGACAACGTTCTCCAATACTTCGTTGACAATGCGCCCGATAGTATTTCCCGCGCCCGTTATTCGGCAGAAAGAGAGAGAAGTATTGGCCTTGGAGCAATGGGCTTCCACTCACTTCTACAAAAACACTCTGTGGCTTGGGAATCAGACAAAGCAAGAGAGATCAATAACGTGGTCTTCTCCCACATCAACCGTCACGCCCAAGCAGAAACAGAACAACTCGCGAGAGAACGCGGAGAGTATCTCGACGGAGAAGGGTCAGGTAAACGTAACGCACACCTACTCGCCATTGCACCAAATGCATCGAGTGGTGTTATCCTCTCTACGTCACCATCGATAGAACCGATGAAGGCGAACGCATACACGCACCGTACACGTGCGGGTTCGTTCCTAGTAAAGAACAAATACCTAGAACGGTTGTTAAAGGATAAGAAAGAAGACAACGATTCTACGTGGACATCGATCATTACTGCAAAAGGATCGGTGCAACACCTTCCATTCCTCAACGAGGGTGAGAAGGCAGTATTTAAGACAGCCCAAGAGTTAGATCAAAACTGGGTTGTCCAACACGCGGCTGACCGTCAACAATACATCTGTCAAGGTCAGTCAGTCAACCTATTCTTCCCATCTGGGGCCCCGAAGAGGTACGTTAACAAAGTACACTTCAAGGCGTGGAAGGAAGGGTTGAAAGGTCTGTATTATCTACGCACAGAGGCGAAGAGCCGTGCAGAGAACGTCAGCGAGAAAGTTGAGCGCGTGGCACTCGAAGATGATAGCAGAACTATCCTCTACGGTAAACCAGACTGTCCATACTGTAAGATGGCAACCGAAGAGTTATCTCTTCGTGGTATACCGTTCGACTACATTGATCTGGAAGAGATCAAGAAAACCGCTGCTGAGGTTACAGGACGCAAAGTCACAACTGTACCTCAGATATATCTCGAAGGTCGTTACATTGGAGGGTATGAGGATCTCATGTCTTTCTTGACCGACGAGGCGTATACTAACCCAGGCGGTGAAGAATGTCGCGCCTGCGAAGGCTAATTAGGTCGGTGGCGTTCATCACCGACTGCAATCTATAGTCTAAAACCATAATAGGATAATGGATGTCATTACTTAACTTTTCAAAAACGTACAAACCTTTTCTTTATCCGTGGGCTGTTGATCTTGCGAAGAAACACGAAGAAATCCACTGGATCGAAGATGAGGCGGAGTTATCCGAAGACGTGCAAGATTGGAAAACTAAGTTGACAGAATCAGAGAAGGAGTTTATCACTCATGTTCTGCGTCTGTTCACTCAGTCTGACGTACAAGTAGGTGAGAACTATCACGAACTACTTATACCACGTTTTAAAAATAACGAAGTCCGCAACATGTTATCATCGTTTGCGGCACGAGAGGCGGTGCATCAACGTGCATACGCATTACTAAATGACACACTAGGACTACCGGATGAGGACTTCCACAAGTTCCTAGATTACAAGGCAATGGCTGATAAGATCGACTTTATGAAGGAGGGTAACATTACCTCGCATACAGGTCTGGCCCTTGCACTCGCGCAGTCAGTCTTTAACGAAGGTATGTCTGTATTTGCATCATTCGTCATGCTACTGAACTTCCAACGTTTCGGTAAGATGAAGGGTATGGCGACAATCGTTGAATGGTCCATCCGTGATGAGACCATCCACGTACAAGGTAACGCAAAGTTGTTTCGTACATTCTGTGAGGAACACCCACGCGTGGTAAATGACGAACTAAAGTCAAAGATATATACCATGGCGGAAAACGCAGTTAGTTTAGAGGACAAGTTCATCGACCTCGCATTTAGAGGAAACGATGTACAAGGGCTCACCAAGAAAGAAGTACGTGCATACATCCGTCACATTGCGGACCGACGCCTACTTCAACTTGGACTGAAACCATTGTTCAATCAAAAGGACAATCCACTCCCTTGGTTGGATTGGGTCCTAAACGGAGCGTCACATGATAACTTCTTTGAGAAGCGTGTGACCGAATACTCAGTCGTAGGTATGGAAGGTGACGATTTCGGCTGGGAGGAAATAGAGTTAGAGGTAGCATAATGGAAACTGTCTACAAAATTGAATGCCCTATATGTGATATAGAGACAACCGTTGAAGTTCTTTATAGTGAAGAACCACCGGCGCACTGTCCTATGTGCGGGGCCGACGCGACACCAGAATCCACATCTGACGAAGAGCAGTTATGAATCTAAAACAAGTGATACAATCTGTACCAGACTGGCCGGAGGAAGGAATCAACTTCCAAGACGTGACCAGTCTACTGCAGAACCCACAGGCATTCCAACAGAGTGTTCGTACCCTTGTCAACCAGATTGACGGTAAAGGGTATACGGACATTGTTGCACCGGATGCGCGTGGTTTTCTGTGGGGTGCACCTATCGCATTGTACTTGGGTATACCCCTACACATAATCCGTAAGCCAGGTCGGTTGCCACCACCTGTGCGTTCTCGTGACTACAAGTGCGAGTATGCGCCACGCACACTTGAAATCAAAACGACCGCACCACTGAACAAGAACAGTCAGGTGTGCATCATTGATGACGTGAGTGCGACAGGTGGTACTGCACTGGCTATCGCGGATCTGCTCTATTCGTTCGATGTGTCGAAAGTATCGTATGGTTGTGTTATCGATCTTGCCTACCTTGGGGGCACAGAGAAACTCCGTAGCCAACAGATCAAAACTTACACTGTGGTGACCTATGATGAGTAACTTAATTCTAATCGCATTAGAACTCGAAGCACCTAAGATGTCATCGTGGCAGAACGTGCACTTTACCGGAGTCGGTAAGGTCAACGCTGCGATGACTGCGGCGCAACTTATCGAACGTCATAAACCAGACGTGGTCTGGAACTTTGGTACTGCAGGTGGTATCACCGTAGACGGTGGACTACATCGAGTCACACAGTTCGTGCAGCGCGATATGGTGTGTGGTGGTATCGGTTGTGACCCCGGCCAGACTCCGTTCGAACAGGGTATCGTCATTGGTGAGGGTGATGGTCTGACGTGCAGTACTGGAGACAACTTTGTATCCGATCCTAACCTAGAGATTCCCGCCGACCTCGTAGACATGGAGGCGTACGCAATCGCCAAGGTCTGCGAACGTGCGGGTGTCGAGTTCCGTTGTTACAAATACGTCAGTGATCAGGCTGACGATGAAGCATCCGCTGAGTGGTCGAAGACGGTCGCGAACGGAGAACCCTACTTCATAAGGACTTACAGCACTTATAGATAGGTGCATGACATGGTTATATGAAGACAAGATATTCGAACCCGAAGAGACCTTCCTAGAAGACTACCAAGGGTTCGTTTACCAAATCACCGAACTAGACACTGGTATGAAGTATATCGGTAAGAAGTTCTTTTGGAAACCTAAGACCCTTCCGGTCACGAAGACTCGCAAACGCAAAGTGAAGACTCGTGTCCAATCCGACTGGCCTAAGTATTTCGGGTCGAGTCAGGAACTCAAAGAAGCCGTCGCATCCCGTGGCGCAGACAACTACAAACGCGAAGTCCTCAAACTCTGCCGCACCAAGGGAGAGTGCTCTTACTACGAGGCAAAACTCCAGTTCGAGTACGATGTACTCCTGCGTGACGACTATTACAACGCATTCATCGGTTGTAAAATCCACGCGAAACACCTACCAGAAATGTGACAAAATACCTAAAAAAAGTTCATTTATTTTAAAAATAAGCCTTGACTTTACTCTCAACATCGCCTACAATTACTATGTAATTTGATGATAGAGAGAGAAATTGATATGGCACGAATTATCTACCAAACTGAATACGAACTTGAAGAGATGCAGGCTGAAGGTATTGACTTCGCCCAAGCCCTTCGTATCATCAAAAACTTCATGGGTACTGACGATACTCTTGACGCTCTCCAAGGTTTCGAGAAGCGTTACGCGAAAGCGGAAGTTGATGCCCTTGAGACTGACGACTACGATTTCGACCATGACTGGCGATACGAAGTCTACTCTTACAACCTTCTGGTCGAAGGTTTCGGTAAACTGTTTGCGCCTAAGGAGGCATGATATGGATGCAGTATTAGGTAATCTTTATAACGAGTTGATGTGCCTCGCGGAGATCCGTGGGGAGTTGTCTCCCGAAGACAACGCACGTGTCGAGGATGCAATCCTCGCACTTCAACTCAAAATCGAGAAGCTGGAGAAATCCAGTTTGTGACAAATTACCATGAAAAAGTTTTCAAAATGCCTTGACTTTTGTTTTGAAAACGCCTATACTTACTATGTAAGTTGAGATGAGAGATTGATTATGACCTACGAAGAAAAGATTGCAATGTATGAAGAGAAGCTCAAGTATGAGGTGTGCCCGATGCGCATTCGTCAACTTGAAGGTCGCAAGTACACTTTGATGTTTCAAGAGGTTGAACGCCGCCTTAACGAGTTTGTTGGTCCTAAGATGGAGATCCCACTGCAATGAGTCCCTATCGAGATTACGTTCGTCGCGAACGAAAAGAGCCAGAAATTAGTAACGGTGGTTTCATTGCCTACTTGACTTTGGTCTGTATGGGAATGGCACTTGGTTTCATGATGGGTTACGGTCTACTTTATACCTAAGAGGGTTTTGTTATGTCTAATTCAATTCGCGTTGTTTTCCACACTCAGTACCGTGAGAACTACGGTGCCCATGATTGGGATGGTGAGGGTTACTGCCCTCAGCGGTGGAAGGCCAAAGGTGGCTCCACCTATATCGTCTCCGCGTCTGCGGCAGACATCGCTGATTCTGAGTGGTGGGACGATGTGGCTTTCGCCATCACTCACTCTTCTGCGTACTCTGAGGAGTATGTCATCTCCGAATCTGTTGTCGATGCTATCGACTTCGTGGAGTCAGACCACGTTGAAGAGTGGGAAGAACCCACCTATGTTTCTCACGTTGATAGGGTGCGTGGTGAGCTTCACTGTTCGCGTGAGTCGAAGTCGTTCTTCGACCTCAAACCCGTTGCCATGAGCACTTGGATTCAGGTGTCAGGTGGTGGACGAATTGATTGTACCTACGAAGAGTATGAGGTGGCCGCATGAAGTGGTATCGCGTGGGTGAGACCGGAGAGATGTTGAACGACATCGTCGAAGCGTTTCTCGAAGGTTTCACCGATGACATTGAATTCGCGGTTGAGTTGTCCCGCCTAGGCCTGTCGGTCGAAGAACAACTTGAGGTACTACAGGAAGAGATCGAGCGTCACGAGAAGATGATGCTCGCAGTGGATGGTAATGGTACTATCCACTAAAACTTTTTTGGCTTATTTTTAAAATATGCCTTGACACATGTTTTCAAATCGTGTTATACTTACCCCGTAAGTTAATGAGATAGAGAGTTGATTATGAGTAATATCCAAGTTGAAGCTGTTCGTGAGTACTACCGTTGTGCGTTTCGTCCTAATGATCCAGAGTTGACCGTCGCTGACGTTCTTGACTTTGTCGATTATCTCCAAATGTTTTACACTGGGCCTGACGCCCTCTACCGTTACGACTTCACTTTCGCCGAGATCTGTGAAGGTATGATTGACCGCTTCAAGGCGCGTCCTTCACTTGACTTTGACGGTGACACTGTTGACCGCGAACTTGTTCGTGACTTTATTATTGATGCGCGTGAGCGCAAGTATTTGAAAAGCCAGGAGGCTGCGTAATGCCAATGAATGATATTTTACAAATCGAAACTTCCGCTGCAGTAGGTGGATGTCCTTGGGGTATCGGTACTGAAGTGTCTAACGACATGACACCGCTACAGATGATGGAGAAGGCTGGTGTGGATTGGTCGGTAGAGAAGGTTCCTACTTTTGCCCACTACAATGGTGAAGAGATTCCTACGGGCATGGAAGCGCTCGTACGTTCTTCGGACAACGCAGTTCTCACTCAGGTGGGTGGTAACTGGGAACCGTGTCAGAACCTTGAGGCGTTCACGTTCTTCAACGAGTACTGCGCTGCGGGTGACATGGAAATGAACTCTGCGGGCTCACTCAAGAATGGTAAGTTCGTCTATGCACTCGCCAAGATTAAAGAGTCGTTCGACGTGTTGAAGGGCGACCAAGTTGACTCATACCTTCTGTTCTCTAACCCACACGAGTACGGTAAGTCAATCGACATTCGATTCACTCCAATCCGTGTGACCTGCATGAATACGTTGTCGCTTGCTCTGAAGGGTTCTGCGAACAACGGCATCAAGGTGAACCACCGACGTGCGTTTGACCCACAGATGGTCAAACAACACTTGGGTCTTGCTCACGAGAAGTTTGACCAGTACAAAGAGATGGCACAGTTCTTGTCATCGCGACAGTTCACGTCAGAGACGTTGATTCAATACTACAACTCTCTCTTCCCATCGCAGTCACCTGCGGATGAGGTACGTGAGTACAAGGACCTCGCACCTAACGCGAAGAAGGCGTTCGAGTTGTTGGAGACTCAGCCAGGTGCAGAGTTTGGTCGTGGTTCATGGTGGCAGGCATTCAACTCTGTGACCTACTTGACTGACCACCAGTTGGGTCGCTCTGCGGACGGTCGTATGACTTCTGCATGGTACGGTGCCAATGGTGTCAAGAAGAAGAAGGCTGCGGAACTCGCAGTTGAGATGGCGGTCGCTGCATGAATGTAGTCCTACTGCTTGCACGGTTGGAAACGCAGAGACGGGAACTCGAAGAACGTCTCTGCAAAGTCAACCTCGCAGAGAACAAAAACCACTATCTCATGATTCGCGGAGAAATCAGCGGACTAGATAGAGCGATTAAGATTGTTGGAGATATGTACCATGCCGACTTATAGTTATCGTTGCAAATCATGCGGTCATGACTTTGACCGCATTCAGAAAATTTCGGACGAGCCTATACGCGAATGTCCTAAATGCAAAAAGACAGAACTCAAGAAAGTAATTACTGGTGGTAACGGATTCCAACTGAAGGGGAAAGGATGGTTTAACAGTGGGGGTTACTAATGAAATATTTCTTGACAGAGCAGTGGGATAACGACTATAATGCGTTCATCGAGACCTATGTTATCTGCGCAAAGGATATCGACCAAGCTCGAGAGATTGCGGCATCGATATCATGGTCCGGACACACGTTCACTGTGAAACAAGAAACCAACTGGTTTATTGCGCAGTATTTTAAACACTTAAATAATGGAGACGTTGATGACGTACAACAAACTGACTGAGACGACTGAATGGAACGGTGCGGCACGTAACTACATCTACTACACATCCGATCGCAATACGTTTCTTCACGGCTACCAGACTGAAGAAGGTGGTAAGTTCATCCCGTTCAAGTCGCGTCTATTCTCGACGAAGGGTAGACAGTTCATCAAAAAGAGTGTGACTGAACTACCAGTATAACCAAATGTTATAGTCGCAGAGCCCCTCTCCGGTATAAATATTACCAAAGAGAGGTGCTTTGTATGTTCAGTAGAATAAGAATTGCAACACTCAGCGCTCTCGTCTGTTCATTGTTCTGGGCAGGTGCATTGTCGCTGATAAGTGATGAATATATAAAGATGATCGATAAAAGTGAAGTGAGAGTTCAAAGATATCAAGCCCTATTGGGTGAGGCTTCACAGATAGGTAACCAACAACAGCGTTACCTTGAGTATTTCGCCAACAGTTGTATGAAAGGTGAGACATTCAGGATCGGTCGGACTGAATATAAATGTTATGCACAAAGTAAGGTACAATATAATGGCGAACTACTCTCGAAACAAACAAGTCTTTGAGATCTTTGAAGAATACAAGAAGGCAGATGGACGCGACGAACGCGTAGCTGTCTTGCAGGCAAATAAAGACGTGGTGGCGTTCCGCGATATACTTCGTGGTACGTTCGACGACTCACTTGTATTCAATTTACCTGAAGGGCGTCCACCCTTCAACGCAAACAAGCCAGAGTCGGTCCCGTCGTCTCTACTTAAAGAGTTTAGAAAATTCTATCTATTCGTGCAGGGTACGGATGGGGAAAGACTCCCACCGTATCGTCGCGAGCAGTTGTTCATCCAACTATTGGAGTCAATACATCCAGAAGACGCAGAGTACGTTCTGAAGATGGTAGCGAAGAGGCCTCCCTGTAGGTACGTTACTAAAAAGATCGTCCAAGAAGCAATTCCGGATTTGATTAGGGAATAATGATTTTAGGTCTAGGACATCCACGCACCGGCACAGGCTTCACCAGCAAACTGTGCCGAACGTGGGGGCTCGACGTGGGTCACGAAAAGGTGGGTCTCCACGGTGTAATCGATTGGCGATATATTACACCAAGAGGTCCGTATCCATTCGTGGGCGCACTCAACGCTAGGCCAGAGTACGATACCTTGGTATACAATGTACGAAACCCTAAAGATGCTCTGGGTTCGATCATCTATACCGAAGACATGAATACTCAGTCTCTCAGGTTCCGAAAGAAACTATTCACCATACCATTCGAAAATCGCGTGGAGCAATCCATTGCGAGTATGATCGCGTACGACGATATCATGGCGGAGATGAAACCCGATATTGTCTATAGAGTCGAAGATCAACAAGAGGTATTATTCGATGGTCTACTGTCTAGTGGGTACGATATCGAATACAAGAAATGGAATATTCCGGTGAACACCAGAGACCACTTATCTCTTGATGATGCGTTGGGCTACTACCAAGTATCACAAGAACACCAGATACTTATTAACACACTGTGCAGTAAGTATGATTATCCACACATTGATTTTTAAAGGAGGCAATTCCAAACTTGATTGAGTAATCTTTTTCGACACCAATAATTAAACCATTAAGGAGCATCCTATGTCGAGTATAGAGAGAAAAATAGAACAAACCATTTTAGAGTTGAGGAGATTCGTTGCAGAAACGCGTCGTCGCAACTCACTATCGGAAAGGGCACGAACGACCATGCAACAACAGGAGGCGTTCATAACGAATTCGGCCAATCGATATCGATAGGAGGTGATCTATCTCTTCAAAGACATACATGAGATCTTTGTCGTATTGAGTGAAAAACTTTTGGAATGTATAAATAATGCCACAGTATGATTTTAAAAACACGGAAAGCGGAGAGATTACTACGGTGACTCTCCGCATTTCTGAATACGATGACTACATCGCAAGTCATCCAGAACTAACACGTTACTACGGGCCTACGTCGGCAATGGGTATCATCTCTGGTACCAAAGACGCATATGCAATGGCTGGTCGTGACTGGCAACAACACCTGAAAAACATTAAGAAGGGTTCAGGTAAAAACAACACTATCAACGATTAAGGAACATACATGTCGGACAACAACAAGGCGTTCGAAGTTCAGAACGGACTAAACGTATCGGGTGATATAACTACTACAGGCAGCATCACCGCAACGGCATTCTTCGGTGATGGTTCGGGTCTTATTAATGTAACTGGTGGATCAAGTGGTGGTCTATCGAGTGAAGCGGTAACTGCACTGATAGTAAGTACAGTTGATGAGACCTATGTACAGAATCACTCGTTAGACCTTGCAGATGTCACTGCGCAGATCAACTCGATTGTAGATCAGGCGTACGTCGTCGCACGTCAAACAGGTCTAACCGAACTAGAAGTAACCAACGCAGTAAACGAAGCTATCAACTCGCGTCTTGCGGGTTTGGAGTGGAACTTTTCTCGCACTGTATCTGCACCTAACTTCCAAGAAGGTACGCACACTCTATCATCTGCTGTGGCTGTACTGCAACCAAGTCTTGGTAGTCTACAGACACATTCTCTATCAGCGGATACTATCTACACTGCAGCCACTGGTTGGGATGCGGGTGAGTCATTGACTCTGCACATCTCTAATGCAGGTGGACACCTTGTCATTTGGCCTAACGATGTCAAGTGGGTTGGTGGATCTGCTCCGACGTGCACAACAGTTGGTGTGGTACACTTGGTCAACTTCTGGAAGGTCGGTACTCAGTTATACGGGGCATACGTCGGCGAGGCGTCCTAATGAGATACCGATACCTTATGTCTGGTTCTCCGGTACTACAAGTAGATAGTGCAACGGAGATCAACATCTTCTTCGATACGTCCGGAAGTATGAACACGTCACTTGCACCATTGCAACAGGCGCGTGATACTCTGTTGGCGAACCTACTGGTTCCGTTCTACGATAACGATATGGAGCAGTATAACCAGCGCGTGTCGTTCATCGAGATTCCAGATGAGAGACCGTTCCAGTGGGCGCAGACTGTAGGCTCATCTGGTGACATCACCAAAGTGATCAACCTATTGTTTACCGATGAGAACTCACCGTACGCGCAGATGAGTGCACCGCAAGGAGATCTGTTGACGGACTTGACGGACCTAAGAAACGTCATTGATGGTGTACCTAGCAACGCATATTATAGAATGGTGTTCTTCGCGGTTGAAGGTACACCAGACTTTCAGACCAACGTTCCGAAAGTGTTCAATGGTACGTCGCCATTCGAAACTCTTAACCTTGCGGACTATGTCGCAGATGAGAAGGTGCGTTTGGTGACACAAATAACTAACGGTGCGTCCCCACAATACTATTCAGCCCACATACTTGACGCGATCAATAATTTAGGGTATAATCTAAACAATCCATACGAGAACTATCTATGATTGGTACGAAGGAAGTTTTCGAACAACTTAAAATCGACGAAGGAGTCGTGTATGAGATTTATAGATGTCCTGCAGGGTACCTCACGTTCGGCGTTGGTCACCTCATCACAGAGAGTGACCCCGAGCACGGCTACCCAGAAGGAACGCCAGTATCCGAAGAAAGAGTCGCCGAGGCTTTCCAATCCGACCTTAACACCGCACTCTCAGAGTGTACTGTGTTATACGGAAGAGGGTGGCATAAGTTCCCCGACGAAGTCAAGCAGATATTGGTTAATATGATGTTTAATCTTGGGCGACCACGTCTGTCCAAGTTTAAGAAGATGAAGTCAGCCCTACATAAAGAGGACTGGGAAGTTGCAGCCGCAGAAGGTCGTGACTCATTATGGTATCGTCAAGTAGGTGATCGTGCCGAACGACTTATGACAAGGTTAGAAAATGTCCCAAAACGCTATCTTTCAATATATGATTGTTACGGGGGAGGTCGATAAACGCGGCCCCATCGGAGATTGGAAACGATCCGATCTATACAACGAAGTCGCGAGGATCTCGCGCACATCATTCCAAGACTACGCAGACAAGATCGGAGCGAAACACTTTTACTCAGATCAACGTGTAGTCACTAAGGGACATGGCTGTAATACCTCACTACTGCACGAGTGTGCACGTGTCTGGTTAGATCCAGTGTTCGACGACTACGATAATGTTCTGTTCGTAGACACCGACATTGTAGTCAACACCGAAGACAACATCTTTGATCTCATGAGTACGGGTGCGGACGTGTACGGTGTACTTGAGTCAGACTTTGTCACTCACTCTGGTGGTGGGTACAACTCGTGGGATTACAAGGAGTCTGTGTACAATGACTTCTGTCACAAGTTCTCGATGCACGATTGTCCGGTCGTTCCAGTGATGCCGCCCAACCGTCCATCTAAAATCATGATCATGAACACAGGAGTCGTTCTCTGGACCAAGGAAGCCCGTCTGCTTGCACGTGAGACGTTCGATCGATGGGAAGACTGGTGTTACACTGGCGACTTCCATATGTCCATTATGAACGATCAGCCGTACATCTCGGCGCAGTTAATGAAACATGATTTCGAGGTCGAGACCATCGACCAAACTTGGAACGATAGTCCACACTATGGTTCCGAAGAAGAGTTCCTAGAAAAGGCCAGATTCTGTCACTACACAGGTGGTGATTGGAAACTAGACATGGTTCGACACTGGAACAACAAGATGTACAAAACACAGCGGTAAGCATGAATACAACCTCAACGGTACCAAAGAACTTCGATCCACGTAAGTGGAAGCGAACGAAGCTATATTTTGAATCTAAAAATCACGATACCGGATGGACGTGTGAGATTCGTAAATCCAAGTCAGACCGATGGCAGTACGTTCTCTATGTGTATGACGTAGACGGTAACCTACGCGCAACACAACAAAGTAACGACGAAGACCATCTCCAAAAATTAGCGGTAAATTTACCAGACATTTTTTGAAAATAAGTGTTGACAGAAACCTTCGAATTGGGGTATACTTACACCCGTAATGAGAGATGAGGTTTTTATGAACGAGCAAGAACAAGACAGAATACTAATTCAAGAGTTGGTCCGCGAGTACATCTATCTACCTGAGAATCCCGACTGGGCAAACCTGCAGGCTGCGTTGTACCGATATGATTTCACTATGACTCAGGTCTATAACATCTTGCAAGACGTTCGAGATGGAGTTTATTGATGAACGAGAAAGTAATATTAGTTGACTGCGACGGTGTTCTACTGGACTGGGGTTACGCATTCCAACAGTGGATGAAGCGTCACGGTTATGTGGTAAAGAGTCCCGACGTGTACGATGTAGGTGTCATGTACGGTCTGGAACGTAACGAGAAGCGACGACTGTGTCGTATGTTCAACGAGAGTGCGACGATCCGAAAGATCCCACCTCTGCGAGACGCAATCAAGTATGTACGTAAGTTGCATGAAGAACACGGTTACATATTCCATGCAATCACTTCTTTGAGTAACGACGAATACGCGCAACACCTACGCACCAAGAATCTCCAAGAACTCTTTGGCCCAACCGTCTTCGAGAAGTACGTTTATCTCGACACGGGAGCGGACAAAGACGAAGAGTTGGAGGCCTATCGAGGTACTGGATGTATCTGGGTTGAAGACAAGGTAGAGAACGCACGTGCCGGTGCGAAGGTCGGCCTAGAGTCACTCGTAATGCAACACGGTTACAATCAAGACAGTGAGTTCCCACTCATGCGTAACTGGAAGGATATATACGAGTACATCGAAGGTAAGTAAGTTCCCGCTCAAGGTAGCATGTCGGGGGGTCTTCGGACCCCCCTTTTTTATTCTATAAATACAAATTTAACTTCAGTATGGGTATCTAATGAAGTACGTAGGTTTTAGTGAACATTATCATGACTCAGGGTTTGCGGTCATCAACGAAGAAGGCGTTGTCGAGTTTGCAACCCACGGAGAGCGTTACTCCAAGAAAAAGAATGATCCTCTCATCCCCGACGAACTGTGGGACATGGTCGAAGGTCAAGACACTCACGTTTCATTCTATGAAGACCACACGGTCAAGTTCGACATGCGTGGGGGTATGGGCGTCAAGGGTACTACTCAACACTTAGACAAAAGACCGGACACGGCTGAAGAGACGTTCAGTCGAATGATCATTCCTAACTCGTTGTCCTATGACGTGAACCATATGCACCATGAGTCTCACTGTGCGGCTGCGTTCTACACACGACCGTGGGATTCCAGTGAGGATACTGTCCTAGTATCGATCGACGGTGTCGGTGAGTTGCAGACTGCGACCATCATGGATCACAACTTCAACCTAATCAAGGAGTGGCACTATCCGAAGTCTGTCGGTCTAGTGTACACCACTGTCACTAAGTTCTTGGGTTTGCGTCCACTTGAGGATGAGTACGTGGTCATGGGTCTATCCGCATACCACGAGACATCACCAGAGTCTAAGGCCATCACCGATTGGTTGATCGCATGGTGGGAGGACCTAGAGGACATCGCACCAGAACTCGCAGAAGGTATCGCAGTAGGTGACATCGAGACATCACAACGTGAGAAAGACCGTGTACTATTCCGCGAAGAGTTGCGCCGAAAGATCACCGCAGTAGATGATGCAGTCGCCGCTCGTGCGACACAAGATTTCGCAGACTATGCAATCATGCAGATAATGCGCGAAGCTGCTAAATATGGTAGGAAGTTGTGTTACTCTGGGGGGTGCGCACAGAACGTCGTAATCAACTCACGTCTGTTTGAGTTGTTCGACGAAGTGCACATTGCAGTATCACCAACGGACGCTGGTTCAGGTCTAGGTACTGCGGCACGTTCATGGGCAAAGGCAACAGGTAAGGATAAACTTATTTGGAGTCCATATGCGGGATACAATATCGATACTCCTATTAATCCCAGCGCTGTGGTTGATCACCTGCTCGAACATCGCTATTGCGGTATTGCTAATGGAAGGGCTGAGTTCGGCCCTCGCGCACTTGGCAACCGATCTCTTATCGCTGATGTAAGGTACGACATTCAGGATACGGTCAACACGATCAAGCGCAGACAGAAGTACCGTCCGTTCGCACCTGCGATTCTCGAAGAGTTCGCAGACGAATACTTTGACGGACCAATGAACGAGTACATGCAGTTCACCTCGTGGGCCAAACACGACTACGCACCAGTGACGCACGTCGATGGGTCTGCGCGTGTGCAGATCGTCAAGAAAGACTGCGAGTCAGTATTCCGCAAAGTTATCGAGGAATACTATGAGCGTACTGGGGTGCCGATGTTACTAAATACTAGTTTAAACATCCGCGGCAGACCGATGGTCAATGACGAACATGACCGTGAGCTGTGGGAACAAAAATACGACGTTAAGGTCTTCTAATGAAACATCTGAAAGAGATTGAACTAAGTTACTTCGAACATCTAAGAAGGGCTTGGACAATCTCTTTCGTGTCTTTTGTCCACGGACTCTGTCCTTGGATATGGGAGACCAAGGCGAAAGAACTTATCAACGGTGATCCCAAAGACTTCAAGGTGAAGTAATGGAAGACGATTTTATCTGTCCCGAAGAACTGGTCTGCATAGACGAAGAGACGTGGGGCTTGATGGTAGAAGAATACGACCTGTCTTGGGATGAACCTGAGATGGTCGCATTAGAAAGTACGAGTGACGTACAGGCGATCGTAGACCTATCTTGGGAATTGTTATTCCTCACACCGTGGGAGTTAATTTACATCGGTTTACCAATGAGTGTGCTCGCATTTTATGGACTGTCCATATATGCAATATATAAATGGATACAGAAGAGGTTTAGTTAAATGACTGAAGAAACAGTGGTAGCACCAATAAAGAAAAAGATAGAACTTGAGGTCGAGTTCGACACCACAGAGAAGGCGGTAGAACAAAATCGATTCCAAGTGTTGTTGGAATTAGCAGATGCAGTAGACGCGTGGAGAATATTCCCACGTGCATTCATCACTACCTATATGGTACTTCTTTATAAAACAGCCATATGGTTTATGACCTTACCCGACCCTAACACCGCACAGGCTGGACTTATCTCAGTCGTCGTGGGTGCAGGTGCCGCATGGTTCGGTCTATACACATCAACAGGTTCCGGTAGAAGCGTAAAGAAACTAAGCACCAATAAATGAGAACAGAGATATTATCCTCTGAACTCATCACGTGGCGTGGTACGCCTGGCGTTGGTGATTTCATGTGGGCGCTCAACTCGTGTTATCAATACGCTGCAGATCGAGGTTTAGAGAAAGTCAACCTTGAGATGCACTGGGAACACGGGCCAGATTATTACCATCATTTCGAAGATCCGGAAACTATCATCGAGCGTATGGACTTGATCCATAACTTCTACGATCAAAAGGAACGCGTACAGGTACACCACATCTTCAACGCAGACGGTCGATATGCAGACTGGCGTTACGATGATGATGTAGTATACGAGAGTAATGGTGAACGCAGAGTCGCAGCCATCAACCGCAACAAGAATCGGTTTTGGTTTCAGTCAGGGTTCTACACCGACAAACAAGGTGACCCTATACCAGAGAACAACTGGTTATTTCGAAAGGACTCGTTTCAAGAACGTGTTGACAATCGAATAGTATTTTGGAGACCCCTGTTTAACGCAGAGAAACCACGCACGTGGAAGCGACTGTTTACCAATGATGATTGGGAGACTGCACTGAGTATATTACGTGCACAGGGATTTGAATGCATCGAACTAAGTTACCGTACACCCGTGCGCGAGGCCATGTATTTGATCTCGACAGCAAGGCTGGTAATGTGTTATGATGGCATCTGGCATTACGCTGCAAAGAACTTCGCGACACCAATGGCGGTAGTCAGTGGTGAAGGTGTGACTAAATATCACACAGACAATGCCCTGAGATTGCGACCGGATCTATCCTACGCAGACAAAAATGTCTGGTGGTGGTTAGAACACATTGACGATCTACTAGGGCATACTAAAAAGAAAGCTATAAAACATGAAACTTGGTTGAGAGAAACTTATGGAAATGACTAGAGAAACCTTTCAGATTGACCGCGCCGTAATCGAAGTCGCGGGTGGATGTAACTACTCATGTAGTATGTGTCCACAGGATCTACGAGAGGGTGGGCGACACAAAGGGTTCCGTCGCATCATGAAACTCGACGAGTTCGAACGATACGTTGCAGACTGTGCGAAACACGGGCTCCGCGTCGTGAACTTAGACGGTTCAGGTGAAGCGACAATGGCAAAGAATCTACCTGAGTACATCAAGGTAGTAAAGAAGTATGGAGCGAAGTGTTTCATCTTCTCGAACGGATTCAAGATGGAAGGTCAATACATGCGCGACTGTGTCGATGCGGGTCTGGACTTCTATCGATTCTCATTCATTGGTGCAGACGAACAAGACTACACCAAGTGGATGTACAACGCTGTCGGTGGCCACTACGCGTTAATCAAACGAAACATTCAGGAGATGGTTGACTACGTCAATGAGTCTGGTTCTGAGTGCGTGGTATCAACGTATCACTTGATCACTGACAACGACAACATCGATGCAGAGTTAGATAAGTACAAGGCTCTGGTCGATGAACTGGGCGTCAAGACAGAGATCTGGAAGATGCACAACTGGTCCGGTGCATGGGACATCGGAGACAATGCAAGAAAAGGAAAGGTGAAGACTTGTGGAAGACCATTTAGTCCCGATGTGGTTATACGTGCTGGCGGTCTTGACGGTAAACATGGGGCTGTACATCCATGTTGTCAGGTATTGGGACGGGACGAAGAAGCCGTTCTGGGGCACTGTCAAGACGATACTATTGCAGATATTTTCTTTGGTCCGGCGTACGAAGAACTAAGAGAACAACACCGTACCGGAGACTATCCAGACTTCTGTAAGGACTGTGACTTCTTGATTGATGATCCGGAGGTATTGGTCTACACCAACCACGAACGCGATCTCATGAAGATGCACGGGACAAACTTCACACTAAACGATTATCGAGATTAGAATACGTATAAATAAAGGTATTCTCAATCCTTCAACTAGGGAACATTACCAATGTCTCAACTACAGGTCAAAGTACTCGAAGACTACATTCTGGTGGGTAGTCTGTACTCAGGTCATGATCTAGTACAAAATATGTACGGCATGTACCTAAGATACACCGAATCTACAAATTCAGTCATGTCTAACATGAACATCTCTCTTCACGCAGATGATTTTGGTTGGAACCGTCTACGCGGCACTCAATTAGGCTATGCACCGATCGAAGATGCGATTGGACTATGGTCATTGCAGTTGGCGCAAGAAGAAGGTACACACACCGCTAAGAATCGCATTCGTATCACTCGTGACTACAAAGACGTTCTAGTACACGCGTGGAGAGAACATAGCCCAGAGATGTCATTCACCGACTTTTGTCAGTCTGACTTAGGGTTCAGTCTAGTCGAGCAGTTCGAACAGGCGTCAAGTGCAATGGACTACGCGTTCACTATTAGTTACGAGAAACTAGTAGAGCAACCTGCAGTAGAAATGTCCAAGGTCATCTACCACCTAATGCCTAAGTGGGATGGTGTTTCAGAGAAGTTGTTGGACGTTCCTGCGTTGGATACTGTCATTCAAGATTCTGGTATTCGTGAGTTGCGTAAGGGTCCACAAGGTCCATACCTAGAGAAGGTTGAGGTATACGCAGAACACATCACTCCAGAAGAAGCTGCGGCGGTAGATGCGTTTGTAGCATCCTTATAAGTAGGGGTAAGAAGTATTTGAATAGGGGACTTCGGTCCCCTTTTTTATGGGTTGAATATGGTAACGGTGATGTGTGTCCTCGCGGGGGACAAGTTTTCAAAAGATTACGTGTACAATCTAAAGGCAGCCGTTGCGCGTCACGCAACAGTACCACATCGATTTGTATGTCTGAGTGATCAATTCATAGACGGTGTCGAAACACTTGTACTACGCCCAGGCCTAGAGGGGTGGTGGAATAAGATGCAGATGTTCGACGGTCGTGTCACAGGTCGCATCGTGTACTTAGACCTAGATACTTTAGTTATAGATAATATTGATTGGTTGCTCGAATACGACGGTAACTTCGCCGGTATCGAGGACCTTGGTCATGTCAATGCGCACCAACCGCATTTAATAGGTAAGTTGCAGAGTGGTGTCTTGGCATGGGATTCGGAAGATGCAGATTGGATCTGGAACGAGTTTAGTTTCCGCAAGGGTTTGGCGGTATCTGCGTTTCGAGGTGATGGTGAGTATCTGGAGGCAGTGATACCCAAACACAAGAGAGTGTTACTGCAAAGACTGTACCCCAACCAGATAAAATCATATAAGTACGATGTGTATCCGGATAACTATCAGGGCGCATCAATTATTTGTTTCCATGGCCGACCTAGTGTAATACAGGCCATGACAGAAACAGTAACCACTCCAGTGCGGTCATACGAACCCCAGTCGTGGGTAGGTGATCACTGGAGAACATAGGAGGGTTTTATGTTGAGCGGTTTAATCGGGTCTATACTTGGTTTTGGTAGTTCAGTTGTACCTGCTATTACGGAGCACTACAAGACCAAACGGTCTATGGAATTTGAACTTCGTAAGATGGAGAAGATGGCGGAACTGCAGAAGGCAGGGTACGACCATGAAATAAAAAGGTTTGCGGAGATGGGTCTTCATGAAGAACAGAAGGCACTACTCGCACACGACACTGCGATTTCTCAGGGCACAGGTATTATGTCCGCACTGCAGAAGTCGGTACGTCCAGTGATCACGTATGCATTCTTCATACTGTTCGCTGCGATCGAGATTACATTACTGCGAGAGGCAATCAACAACGGAATGTCACTGACATCTGCATTGAATACACTTTGGGACGATGATACCAAGGCGATCTTTGCAGCCATCATTTCGTTCTGGTTCGGTTCTCGTGCAATAGAAAAAGCAAGGGATAGATAATGAGTTTACGTAATAGAATGATTGATGCGCTGACTGCACACCTAGAGGGAAAGGTCGCGTATCATAAGGCGAATGTTGAAATCTACTTGACGAATCCGTCAGGTATCGGTGAACATCCAGACGTGATGGAAGCATTGACCGAAGAGGTCAAACAGGTCACAGAGTATCAGGATATCTTGGAAACTGCACTGGCGATACCTCGCGAGCCAGAGGTCTTGTAATGTATGAGTACCGTGCGACAGTGGTTCGATGGGTTGATGGTGATACCGTCGATGTTGACATTGACCTTGGTTTTGGTGTCATTCTTTCTAATAAGCGGGTTCGTCTTTACGGTATTGATGCTCCTGAGTCACGCACTCGCGATCTCGAAGAGAAACGCTTGGGACAGGCCGCACACCACTTCGTCCAAGGGTTCGCCCCTGCCGGATCGGTGGTTACCCTAAAGACCCACAAGACGGGTAAGTACGGTCGTATCCTCGCTGAGGTAATCTTGGATGAGGCTAACATCAATCAACTACTAGTGAGTGAAGGTCATGCGGCACCCTATCTTTAGTGCACTAGTAGTCTGCGGATTGCTGTCTATTGGGTTCGTATCATCGTGCACCGACAATGGTCCGGCACTGACAGAGACCCACAACGCAGACGGTAAAGACTTTACCATACGTGTCACGACGTTTGAGTCAGGCGCAAAGTTACAGAAGTACATCGACGATAATGACTTGACTACAGAGTCAGTCGATGGGCTTGCGCAGTGGAGGATAACGAAAGACATGAGTCAACTTCGTCGCTGTGATATATATGTAGTGAAACCAAGTAGTCCCAGAGACTACGATGTAATGGAAACGTGGGGACACGAACTAGTACACTGCGTGTATGGGTCTTTCCACAAAGACGGAGTCAGATAATAACAATGAGAGTTAACGTTATAGGTAACGGTCCTAATGCGACCATGTTTAAGAAAGGTACGCCTGGGGCCATCTTGGTCTGCAACATGCCACCCGTAGATTTGGACAAGGATGATGTCTACGGTTCGTGTATGGTTGACTTTAAGATGATGAACGCACTCAAGGAAGGTCTGGTTGACCTTGACAAGTACGATTGGATTCTTGGGACTAGACCACGCGTGTGGATGGAAAAGAACCCTACGTTCTACATGAAGTATGCGCAGAACATCAAGGGGTTCCATACGCACATACCGACATACGCGCAACTACCTGGCCAGAAACTGAGTGAGGCGGCGACCAACTATTCTTGTGGTCACATGGCTACAGATTATGCGTGTCGCATCATGAGGGCGACAGAAGTACATATGTACGGGTTCGACTCTATGTTTGACATGGACATCAATAGTCACAGTGACAACTTTTTAAAGAGTGATAGGACAGCACTCAACACCCATAGACTTGCGTCCACATGGCGACCAGTTTGGGTCGGATTCTTCAGAGAGTTCAGTACGACGCAGTTTTACATCTACCATTCCCATGATGGAATAAAGCTACCACCACTACCAAACGTAACAGCGGTTGTCGAAGGAGAAGAATGAAAAGGTCACTAAAACAAAAGTTTGAATACTTCAAGAACTTCGTTTACTGGACCATCAAAGATTTTAAAAACGTGTGGAACATGTATCCAAACGTTATGATCTGGATGTGGTTACTAGTCGGAGTCGCATTTCTAATATAAAAAAATGGGGCCCGAAGGCCCCTATCCTTGTCGGGGATAACTGTTAGAATATTTGGATCATGCGCTGCATGATTTCGAATTCTTCCGGTCTACCTTCAGTAACTTCCGGATCCCATGCGGCACGATTAGTCCACACTTGATCAAGTTCTGCCTTAAAGGACTTAGGCTCACCACCACGCCACTTAGTGTTGTCCGGTGCGCCGTAATACAAGTCAACCATATCAAAGTCTTCAGTACAGTATGGTGCGAATAGACCACGCACTTGATGTGCGTCGAATGCATCACCATTGAACTTAGGTACACCCAAGAATACAACTGCATCGAACGGTGCTTCTGGTTGTGCGATCAACGAGAAGTGAGGCATAGTCATACCATGACGGTACTGAGTGTTTGATGGAATTGTGTGATCTCCAACGCCGTTGATCGTGTACATGGCGTGCATTACACCACGATGACGTGTCTCTAGTGGTGCAGCGACTGAGAAGTCACCTTTGTATCCCATACGACGGTGCAGTATAGGTAACATCTGTAGAGCAACGTTGTGATCAACTACCCACTGAAGTTCAGAACGCTCTGGTGGTTGAACATCTAGGACGCGACCGACGAACTTGTCTAAGATCCAACTAGACTGATCACCGTTGAAGTGTCCAACAAACAAGATGTTTTTATAACCACGTAACTTCAATAGGTTTAGGAACATTGGTCCACGATTAACCGCTTCTTCTACTGCGTTGATCTCGAAGTTGCGGAAACGTAGGTATTGTCCTGCGCGATTGGATTCGATTGCAGCCTGTGCAGTCAGGTCTCGAACGATCGCTTCTTTTTCTTCTCCGTATACGAACTGATATCCATCGCCGTCGCGAGTGATTAGTTCGTTTTGTAGACTAAAAAACATGGATTAGTTTCCCTTATAGATTTTGAGAATATATTCTTCGAATTCCTCAATCTTCTCTAGGCGATTAGGCCACAAGATGTATTCCTTCTCAGGGTTCAACTTGAGGTTAGCTAGCAATGGTTGAATCGCGTTATAGAGGCCATCGAGGCGTTGTTGGGCTTCTTCTGCAGTAGATGAGGCAACGTCTAATAGCTGCGCAGCCTCTAGTTCTGTCTCATCGACAGCAGTAAACCCGAAGTCAAAAATTTCATTTTTCATGGTGTTATTTATACAAAATGCCTTGACAGTGTGGGTAGCGCCTGTTACAATATCCTAACCTAATGGGGGATAATATAGCTATGAACATTTTTGTACTCAATGAAGACCCTGTCATCGCTGCACAAGAACAGTGTGACAAACATGTAGTCAAGATGATTGTCGAGTCCGCTCAGATGTTATCGACTGCACATCGTATGCTTGACGGTCAAGTATACCGCAAACCATCCAAGTCTGGCAAGACCATGATCAAGTATTATGATCATCCTACCCTAGACGACACACTCTACAAAGCTGTCCACCACGGGCACCCGTGTACTGTCTGGACGATGGAATCCATTTGTAACTACATCTGGCACTACAAACACTTTGTTGCGTTGTGTGATGAGTATATGTATCGTTATGGTAAGCGCCACTTGACAGACACTCTGTTGCGTGATACACTACTTACTCCGCCGGCGCGTATACCACGTGTCGAACGTACACCGTTCAAGTTGGCTATGGGTTCTAACCCTGAGTGCGTGATGTCTGACCCAGTAGAGTCATACCGTGCGTTCTACCAGACTAAACAAGATCGGTTTACTATGGCCTGGACCAATCGTCCTGTGCCATCATGGTTTGAGGTAAAAGGTGAAAGAAAGAGCGCTTGAAATTTTGGATGAGGAGATCGGTGAACTCCGTAAGAAGTTAACCGAACTACCCGTTGACAACACACAGCCCAATCAAGAGTTGTACTTCATTACTCGCGAGTTGGGTGTCATTCAGAAGGTTAGACAGAGACTAGAGGTTGAGTTATGATCCACGGATCAATGAGACATACCCCATCGGGGAGGAGAAAGACATACAATGCATGGACTACTAAGAAAAGCAAACCAGTGGAGTTTAAACCGCTTAGGAACACATTTAGTTATCGTGGTGATGACGTTCATTACCCTTCTGCTGACAGTGGCGGGTGTGCAACTGCCAAGCCTGATCAGTTGTCTTACACTGGGACTCTCGTAAAGGGTATCGGTACAATGCACAAGTCGAATGCCGTTCCGGTGATCGATGAACAACAAATGAAAGACCTTGCGTCTATGAGGAGATGAGATGGATTTATCATTAGTTCAGATTGGTTTTTTGGTTATCATGGGTGTCGCGTGTCTTGGGATGTCTCTTTGGTTGTATATTGACAGTCTCAAGTTCAAGTTGAGAAACATGCAGTTCGATCGAGACATGTACCAGAGGCTCTACGAGATTCAGAAAGACTACCAAGAATCTGTTAAAAAGTACCAAAAATAATTTCACTTTTTTTCAAAATAAGCCTTGACTTTGTCTTTACTGCCACCTATACTAGCTGTGTAAGTTGATAGAGAGAGTTGATTATGTTGAAGTTTGAAAACACTGCGAATCTGACAGACATCATCAAAGCGTATGACTTTGAACCGATGGCTGATCGTCCCGATTCTTACGTCATGGGTCCTGTCCTTGAGAAGGGTCCTATCTACGCACCGATCACTAAAGACGGTCCTAAAGTCTACATCTGTGACGGTTACACCATCATGTGTACTCACGACTCTTGCGGTAATCGAGTTGGTGAGGAAGTCTTCGTCCCCTTCGAGATGGGGTTCACTGACTTTGACAATCGAGTGGAGGTTGCGGCATGATTAAGTTGAAACCTGCAAGTCCCCAACGAGTCGCCGAAGTGATCTTCGGCCAGGCAATCATTTGGATGTTTGTTTACGCCGCAATCAACCTTGCGACTGGTCACCCCGTTGAACCCTATGTCTACTAAGGAGTCGTCTGTGAAGTACAATAAGGAAGCGGTACAGAAAGAGATCAACAAGGATCGTCGCATCAAGGGCAAAGAAGCCAAGGCGATCCATGCACTTTTGAAAGGGAGAACACGATGAGCGCTACGTTTGAACGAATCTGGGAAGAACTGGTTCCTAGAGAAGGTAACTGCGACACTGTCGCTGGTGAAATGGTTCGCGCCGCAGGTCGTCTGCGTTATGACTTCTACAACAATGGGATGGGTAACAACACGTCGGGTGCCCTGAAGTTCCTACGTGAGAAAGGTGCGATCGACAAGGAGTTGTTCGAGTACGTCCTACCCTACACGACAGGTCGCCTGTACCAAGGGAAATACGAGAATGATCTGTTTCACATTGCGATTGACCGCATCGTCGAGATGACCACCAAGATGGTGACCTACAATCCTCAGCTGATGACGATGGAGAACACCGAAGACATGTTCGACTACTCCGACGAAGATCTTGATGAGACGTGTCCAGAGTGTTCGGGTTACGGATATGACGACTACGGAGACGAAGACTGTTACTTCTGCGACGGTACAGGCCTCACTGGAGAGTGGAATTAACGTCGATTAGATCAAAAAGTTATATCCATATTCCAAAAAAGTCTAAAAATAATCGATTTATTTTCAAAAGAAGCCTTGACTTTTTTTGAGTCGCCCCCTATACTAGCTGTGTAAGTTGAGTTGAGGAGAGAGTTATGGAGTGTTTGAAAGGTCGTGTTGTTCAGATCAATTCTGGTGCGATGCATCCAGTAAGTCTTGGTGAGGTCATTGATGACCGTGGTGAACAGGTCGCTGTTTATTTCCCACCTATCGACAGTCCTGCCGATGCTGGAGTTAAGTACTTCGCAAAGTGGAGACTGCTCACTAGTGAGTACGCCTTCTGTGATGTTCCTAGTGCGGTCGGTGTCTACTTGATCGCGAAACCCATTGTTGAGGCTGCGTAATGATTGAAGTTTCCGGAACTGTTTCTCGCGACTTGAAGGCATACATCCAACGAGTCGCCGAGTATCTGGAACTCGATCTTTACGATCCTTACTACGAACTCGACATTGTTCGTGAGTGTGCGCAACAGGCAGGTGGTTACTGTCACGGTGATGAGAACGACATCCAGATCGAGATCGCTCGTTACGATGCCGGTGGTAAGGTTCCGCGTGATCATATGAAGATCAACATCGCACACGAATTGATCCACGCCCAACAGATCGCGTCTGGTCGGTTGGAGAACGGTGGGTTCTTCGTTAACCGCGAAGGTGGTGCCGAGACCCTCGCATACCGTCACGTGTTCGACGGTGTCGAGTACATCAACTGTCCATATGAGGACCAACCTTGGGAACACGAAGCCTACCAACGTGAAGAGGAAGTCTACCAAGCATGCCGATGACAAAGAAAGCCGCAAAGGCCCATGCAATCAATGAAGGTCTTACCAATGCACAGGCAGAGAAGTACTCAGCGTACTACCGTCGTAAGACTGTACTACCCAAGCGTGACAGTGAACGCACACGGACCTACGAGGCCGAGTGGAAGTTCGAACGTGAACATCGTGGGTTGATGGGTAAGTTGGATGAGTTCAGTGACGTGGAGAAGTTTGTAAAACAAGTGACCGCGTCTAAGACATGGGAGAAGGTGTCTCGTTACCACGGTAAGGTGCGAGTCGTGAAGGCGCGTAACATGGGATGCCGTGCCGCGTTCGTGGGTCGGTCCTACGGTTCGTGGATCGAGATCTCTCCGGCGTTCGACTACACCAAGTACATCGTACTACACGAACTCGCCCACAGTGCGGGTTACAGTCACCACCACGTAACGTTCCGTGAGTGTCTGCTGAAGTTGGTGTCGAGGTTCCTTGGTCGAGAGGCTGCGTCGATCCTCAAGGCGAACTTCAAAGAGAATGGTTTGCGAGTGACACCCGCGAAACCGAAAGAACCAATCGCATGGTTGCGTGCCGCGCAACGTGCACCACTATCGAGGGCTGCATGAATAAGATTGTAAAACTGAACTTCGACCGAAAGGTCCGATACATCTTTGACAAAGAGACCGAAGAACACCAACAGTTGGGTGAGAAGGTCGTGGACCATTTCGGTTCATTCATCAACCACAGTTGGGTGATGACAGACGTGCGACGATTCCACAAGACTCTGCGGGAGTGTGGGTTGTCAGTGTCAGAGTTCCTTGCAAAGGACTGGCCTGCACCAGAACCGAAACCTAAAACAGTCCGTAAGCCGCGGAAGACTGTTGCGAAAAAGACAACGAAGCCGCGGAAAACTGCTACCAAAAAGGTAGTAAAAAAGAATAACGTTATAACAAAAAAGTCTAAAAAAGTTTCAAAAAAGCCTTGACATTTATCCGCTATTTGGTATAATGGTTTTGTGAGTTGGGGAGATCTGGTCTCCCGACTAGGGACCTTCGGGGTCCACTGATGATCTTCGGATCGCTGGAGTTGGGAATAGGAATTCAATTCACTGCTTCTCCCCTTTGTTTTCTTTTGGTTTGGTTAGGTCTTGGTGGGGTGCGCGGTTTCGAAGATTCCGACTGACAGGTAAGTGCCGCAAGTCCCCACGTTTTTTGAGAGAGGTTATTATGAATCAGATTCCAGTCCACATGGTTAAGTCAATTACTGAGAAAGAACTGGCTGTCATCCAGCGTCAGTGGCATTCTAACGAGAAGCGCATTAACGAACTTCTCACCCATCAACAAGAGATCGACAAGTTGTTCGACAAGATCGATCAAGGTAAAGTTCTGATTGAGGTAGCAGCATGACAAGTTTGCAAGGGCACATTGAGGCCACCTATTTTGAGTTGTGTGAGATATTCGGTGAACCGACTTACTTGGAACCTAGCGGTGACGGTAAGATTAACACTGAGTGGGAGTTCAACGGGTACAACTGGGTAGGGGAAGAGACTCCTATTACCATCTACGATTGGAAGGACTACGACGGTGGAGTCGTGAGTCGAAGCGGTGAGGTCTACAACTGGCACATCGGTGGAACTGAAAATTGTGCGGTTGAGATCGTTAACGCAAAAGTGGAAAATTACCGAAAAAAAGTTTAGCGAAAAGCCTTGACATCTTCGCTAGTTTTGATATACTACATGTGTAAATTGAGTTGAGAGAGTTGATTATGATGAATGAGTTGATTGCAAAGTACGCCGCCCACGGTCTTGAGTTAGAGATTGATGAGGCTCGAATCTGCGCCAAGTGTGTCCGTCCTTCTCCCCGTGCCCGTCTGGGTTACAAGATTGAGTTCAACTACCGATACGGCAGTGTCGCTCGCATGTTCGATCACATCGAAGAGTTCCTTGCCGGTGTCGAACGCGCCATCGCGTGGAAGGCAGAGCGTAAGGCAGAACGTGCCGCCGCTAAGGCTGCCGCCCTTGAGGGTGTCAAAGAAGGTGACATCTACGTCGCGTCTTGGGGTTGGGAGCAAACCAACATCGACGCCTACCAAGTTGTCGCCAAGAAGGGTGCGACTGTCACTCTGCGTGAGATCGCGGTTGCCTCTGTTGAGGGTTCTGAGGGTTTCATGAGTGACCGCGTTGTCCCCGTCAAGAACGAGTTCATCGGTGGTGAGTTCAAGAAGCGAATCACTGGTAAGTACATCAATATCGACGATGTGCGAAGTGCAAGTCCTGCCGAGGACGGTAAGTCTTTCTACCGCAGCTGGTACGCGTAATGAGTTTCCGTCACTGGTGTTGTCAGAAGTGGTACGAGCATTGTGATGAGGTTGAACAGTTCACTGGTGCTCGTCCCCGATATGATTCTAAGTTTTATTTTTCACAGTACAAATATTTTTTGAAGAGAGAGTTTCGTAATGTATAAGTTTGTTGCCCGCCCTAAGTCTGCTAACCGATTCGATGAACGCGAGTTCACAGGTGCCTGCGCAAAGACTGCCGCAATGGCTGCAGTTGATTTTCTTAACGAGTATAATGAGTTAGGTAAGAAGTTTGCCAATGAGTGTGGTGAGTACGTCCCTGCACTGAAGGCAGAAGACTGGGCCATGGTTGGTAAGTTGGATGCACCTGTCGGTGTCTATTTCCGTGATAATAAAGTAATGGGAGTCAAGTAATGGGTTTACGCGCTAGTATCTATCGTTCCGACTTGGGGGATTGTTCTAACAATGGAATCAGTTCACGCGCACAGAACGTAACTATTTTAAACTGCGATGGGCCATTTGAACCAACGTTCGATGCACCTGCAGTTGTTTTGGAAAGGGGTGCCTATGACGGTACCGTTGTCGCCCGACCATATTATGAGGGCGATAGCAAACCTTGGTTTATGGCTGGGGGAACGTTCATCGGGACATCCGATTCACGGTTCTCTCGTAAAGTTGAGGAAATCATTGGCGGTCGTTTCTATGGAGCGGTACCGTTTCATGATCGAGTGGAATGAAAAAGAAAGAGAGTAAAACAAACAACCTTGTCGCGAAACACTCGCGCAAGTTTAATCGCGCCTCTGTCCATGTGGACCGTAAGAAAGAGGTAAAAAAGAAGGGTTATCCGGAAGATAAGCTATATCCGGATAACGGATTTTAATTGACACACTGCAAGGAATAGTGTATAATGGACGCAGAATTTAAGGCAAAAAGGTACGCGATGATTCGTCGTGCCGCACTCAAGATTCAAAAGAATTCGAAGGTCCGTGCATCTAATGCGCGACTAACGAAAGAGGTCTATGACTTAGATTGTCAGGACTATAAGGCCAACATTAGTTGGCAAGATAATGACCGTTACATTGACAGTCATTATTCAGACGTTTATCAATCCACACAAGATGGGGAGTGGAACTAATGGCAGACCAACTGCAGAACCTTATTGACTTAGGTCAATATCCAAAGAACGACGTAGAGCTCATTGCGCGTGAGTTTCTCCGTGTCGTTTACATTGAGTCGATTCAGGATTACTCTGAAGAAGCTCAGAAGGAAGACAAGGACAACGAACTGATCACCAATATGGAGCGCGCACTTCAGGCGATCGAAACTGTTATCGTAATGCTTGACGGTAACGAAGAGTTCTTGCAATACATCCACGAAGGTGCCGAGGGCGGTGAAGGCGGTGAAGATGATGAATATGATCGATTCTAATCTATCCTTCGAGAACCTCACCACGATTCTTCGTGATAAGGTGTTAGAGGTAACATTCAACAAGGTGAACGGTGAACAACGTGTTATGCCGTGCACCCTGCGTGAGGACATGTTACCTGCACGTGAACAGGGTGAGGCTGCTATTGCCGCACCTAATCGAGATGTAATCCGCGTCTTTGCAATCGATAAACAAGCATGGCGTTCGTTCCGTATCGCGAATGTCACATCGATTGGGTTGATTGATGAGTAGAAAGAAACAAGAGAACGCAGCCAACTTCTTAGATCGCAAAACCTTCTCCCGTCAGGTGGAGGATTTTGTGTACAAAAACAAGATGACCTACATGGATACGATAGTTCATCTCTGTGAAGAACAAGGTGTGGAGATCGAGGACGTTAAGAAATACCTCACTACTCCTATCCTTGAGAACCTAGAGTCTGAGGCACGTTCGCTTAACTTTTTACCTAAAGTCAACACGTTAGACGTATAAATAGCTTATGCCCTAGAGGCGATTCATACAACGTTTATATTTAAGTTTATACAAAGGTACATATTATGTCATTTGCAAATCTCAAGTCCAAGTCTATGGACATCTCTAAGTTAGTATCTGCGGCAACCGAAGCATCGGGCCAGACCACTAACACCAACAAATACCAAGACGACCGTAAGTGGAAACCAACTGTTGACGAGCAAGGCAACGGTTACGCTGTTATTCGTTTCCTACCTGCGGCGGAAGGTCAAGAACTACCGTGGGTCCGTTATTGGGATCACGCGTTCAAGGGTCCAACCGGACAGTGGTACATCGAACGCTCATTGACTACACTAGGTCAGAATGACCCTGTGGGTGAGCTGAACTCACGTCTGTGGAACTCAGGTATCGAGGAAGACAAAGAGACTGCACGTCGTCAGAAGCGTCGTCTGCACTACGTCACAAACATCCTCGTGATTAACGATCCTGCAAACCCTGCGAACAACGGTAAGACTTTCATCTACGAGTTCGGTAAGAAGATCTTTGACAAGATCATGGATCAAATGCAACCAGAATTCCCAGGCGAAGAGCCAGTCAATCCATTTGACTTTTGGAATGGTGCAGACTTCGAACTGAAGATTCGTAACGTTGCGGGATACCGTAACTATGACAAGTCTGACTTTAAGTCTACTTCTGCTCTGTTCGGTGCGGATGAGACACGTCTTGAAGCAACGTACAACGCATTGTACGATCTGAATGAGTTTGTAGTCCCTGGCTATCCAAACGCCCATGACGCAAACTGGTTCAAGACTTACGATGAGTTGAAGAACAAGTTAGAGACTGTTCTAGGTCTTGCAACAGGTGCCGGTGCAACCGTACGTAACGAAGCACTTGCACAGACTGCAGAGAGTGCGCCTGCACGTGAAGCGTCTGAACCAACTATTGTTTCTGCTCCTGCCGCAGCCCCAGCGGTGGCTGCCGAAGAGGATGATACACTGTCCTACTTCGCGCAGATGGCTGCAGAAGACTAAAAAAGATAAGGGACCGAAAGGTCCCTTTTTTATTGTCCTGCGGTACGAGTACCTGCAAGTGGATCGAATTGATCGTAGAATGCAGAACC